TTGGACTGAGGTTCATAACAACTTTCGTCTAACCTTTACGCCTAAGTTTTCTAACAGTAAAATTGTTGTAACTTACGCCATTCCGCTCAACCCAACGGGAGCGGCAAACATTTTGTTCGGATTTAAGCCTTTCCGGTTGGTTAGTGGCACATATTATGACTTTTCCACAACAGGTGGTGCTTTAGGTACTCGTAACTTAATGCAGTCTGCTTTTGCTAGAAGCAACAACGGCTATGATGTGAATGATATGAATCAATACACACTTATTGGCGTCGATGAACCCAGCACTACGAGTTCCGTCACCTATGGCTTTTATTACAGCAGTGAAGGTACAAACAACACATTGTTCTGCCACTCAAACGGTAACAATAGTAACTGGGGTTGGACAGCACCTCTTCATATTGTCGCAACGGAGATACGCCAATGAGTAATGTATTTGTTTCCGATGCGCTAATTGCTTTGGGTGTTGAGAATTATAAATTAGAAGGCGAACCTACAACTGAAGCGGAATTTAATGCGTCTTTTGTAAAACTCACTGGCGCAGATGAAAACGGTATTGCTACTGAAAGTACCGACCCCGCAGATTTTGGTGTCACTTGGGGTGAGATTTCCGCAAAGATGGACGCGCTTGTTACGGAAAAGCCTTTGCGGTTTTTGCGGGAAGAGCGTGATAGACGATTGGCGGCCTCGGACTGGATGGTTGCTCCGGACAGAACCGCTACGCAAGCTCAACTTGATTATCGCCAAGCATTACGAGATGTGCCACAGAACTACGCATCATTAGACGATGTTGTGTGGCCGGAGAAACCATAATGGCATATATAGGAATAGACCCAAATGTAGGCGACATCACATTCCAGCAGTTCACTGGTGATGGGAGTACGACCGCATTTACACTGGCACAGTATGTAGCCAGTGGTGAGGCTATCATTGTCACTATTGGTAATGTAGTGCAAGAGCCTGGATCTAGTGCCGCTTATACAGCTTATGGCAATACACTTACTTTTTCTGCCGCGCCCGCTAACGGCGATGTAATTACTGTCCGTTACTTTGGTCGCGCTGTAGACCAGCCCCTGTCATACGCTATGCAGTTATTTAAGTATGTAGCGACTGCCAGCCAGACAGTTTTTACTGGTGCTGATTATAATGGCGCGATATTAGCGTTTAGCGGCAATGATGTAGATGTGTATTTGAATGGTGTGCATTTAGATAGCACTGATTATACCCCTAGTAATGGTGATACGATTACGCTGGCTAGTGGTGCGTCGGCAAGTGATGAATTAGTGATTAGAGCCTTTCGCGCTTTCACAGTTACTGATACAGTAAGTAAGGCATCGGGTGGAACTTTCAGTGGTGAAATTACAGCACCGCAGTTTCAAACGACAAATACAACGGTTGATACGGCTGTATTCCGTACGAATAACCAATCGGTTACGCAGAATACGACTATAGGGTCAACTAAAAATGCTTTGGCTATTGGTCCGTTGACGATAGATTCGTCGGTGACTATTACGGTCGATGGCAACTTAACAATACTGTGAGGCATAAATGGCTTCGATATTAAATGTAGATCAGATAAACAATGCGGCGGGAACCTCGGCTATTGATATCAATAGTAGCAGTGGGCTGGTAACTTTCCCCAACAGTGTCACCATACCAAATGGCGCAACGATGCCAGCGGGGAGTGTGGTTCAAGTAACACCTATAAGTTATTCTAACACTCAATATACAACTGGATCAACTTCTTGGGTTGCTCTAGCCACCCCCACACTAACTATGACACCTAAATATTCCACATCTAAAATTCATGTGATATGGCAAGTTAATGTTTATCATGTAGCAACTCACGGAATTTCTACTAGACTTTTAGAAGGTAGCACTGTTGTTTGGGGATCTGCAAACCCCTCTTATGAAACATATCATGGAAATAGTGATACTTACCATCAACTAGGACATACAGCAGATTTAAGTGCTGGTTCAACAAACGCAAGAACTTATAGTTTGCAATGGATTGTCTATAGTGGAACGAGTTCAGCCATTATAAATGTTGGTGGTCTTCAATCTTGGATGTATGCAATGGAGATCGCACAATGAGTACGCTCTATGTCGATACCATTAACGAGAAGACTAGCGGCAACGGTGTGCAGATTCCGGGTCATGTTATATATGCCGATGGAAACAAACTTGGAGCCGATAATTCACTTACAAGCACTTCAACCGCGTTTATCGTAAACGGCTCTGAAATCACTGTTCCCGCCGCGACTGTAGCAAAATTGAGTAAAATTATTGTTGTGGCTAGTGGCTCGTTTCGGGTGAATAAAAACACCCATGCCTTCGTAGACTGGAAGTTGGAAAGGTCGGCTCCGTCTACTTCAGAACTTATACGGTCTCAGCTTGGGGTTGTTGCAGGCGGCACCGAAGTTTATGACCAAGTGTGTTTGCAGGGCATAGATTCTAATTTGGGAACAGGTGACCATACCTATAAGGTCTATTTTAGAAAAGCTGATGGCACATCTACCTATGCAAATTCGATTTACTATGACCACAAAGGTTGGACTATTACAGTATTGGGGATTGCACAATGACGAGCATATTAAAAGTCTCCACAATCCAAGACCCAACGAACAGCAACACCGCGATGACGATTGACGCGACTGGTAATGTTAGTTTCAACAATCCGCCAATCAATGTTGGCATGACCCATGTTGGCTCTGTGTCAGCCACTACCGCCGCTATTGATGCACTTCATATAAATGGGTGTTTTTCTGCTAATTATGATTATTACCAAGTTTTTTATAGAGTAAACCGTCCCGGAACCACTGGAGCTTATCTTTATATTCGTTTTGGTAACGGAGGAACTCTTATATCAACAAGCACTGCCGTAAGAGGTGCTATGCAATATTCTCAGCTAAATAGTTCATCGGGTGATGGCAAACACTGGTATTTTAGCTCACAAGGTGTGCATCAAATCCACGCCTCTCTTGGTAGTGTTGCAAATGAGTATTTTAGTGGAGAGTGTATTATTATGAATCCATTTTCTAGCTCTATTCCCACGGCTATAAAAAGTAGATGTATTATGTATCAGCAAGATTCTGAAGCTAATAAGTGGTTCGAGGACTCAGGCTCTAGCGAGGATGTTGGTGACGCCGCATCCGCAACAGACATAAGAATGGGAGTGGTTGTTGGTGCCGCCAATGGAACCGATATTACCGCATCCGCTACATTTGCTCCTGTTGATGGAAATGTCACTGTATTTGGCGTGAAAACATAGCGGCTTTGTTTAATAGGAGTAAAACAAAATGGCAAGTATAGCAGAAGCACTTACCGAACTCGGCATCACCGAATGGGTGTTGCGTGGTGAGCCGACAAGCGCGGCAGAGTTTAAGGAAATGTTTCGCAAGGTAACTGGCGCGGATGAGAATGGCTCTGCCATTGAATCTGCTAACAGTGCTGATTGGGGCGTAACATGGACGCAAGTAAACAATAAATTAAAAGAGCTTAATGCGGCGGAGCCTATGAAAGCCCTCCGTGCTGAGCGTGACCGTAGGTTGGCTGAGACTGATTGGTGGGCATTGCAGGATGTGAATTCCAACGAGGCTCGCCATGCTTACCGCCAAGCATTGCGGGATATTACCGACAGCTACACTTCCCTTGACGATGTAGTGTGGCCTACAAAGCCAGACTAGGAGTAAGCTATGAGTAACGCCCGTAATCTTGCAACCTTGTTGGGTACTAACACTGCGCTACCCACTTCTAAGATGCCGTCTGGAAGCATACTCCAAGTAAAATCCAGCACGATGACAGATACCTTTGAAAACCCCGGAACATCGTTTGCAGATGTTACCGGACTTTCTGCTACAATCACACCCTTATCAACCAATAGCAAAATTTTGGTCATGGTTGGCATAGTAGCATCTGCAGACACCAGCGGTTACATACACTGGTTTCGCTTACTTAGAGGAACCACCGTGATTTGCAAAAACACAGGTAGTGGTTCTGCGGCGACCTATGAAGCATTTTTCACCTCTGGGGGTGTCAACATCAGTCCTGGCGGTGACAGAGTAACAGACACCATTTCGATTTCACACCTCGACAGCCCGTCAACGACATCCGCCACAACCTATAAGGTTCAGGTCAAGGAGTCGGGTGGGGCGGGTTATGTCAATAGGTGGGCTATCAATGACGACAAAGGTTCAACGTCTACCATTACACTCATGGAAATTGCAGGCTAATGCTAGGTGAGTTTGCGATATCAGAAACTTCTTTATCCTCGCACGGCATTTTGCAGTTCGGGTCTGAATCGTTAGACTTTAATTTCACTGGTTCACAAAACGGCAACCTCGTAGCTTACGGCTTATCAGAAATGATAGGCACAGCAAGTAAAGCTAATATCGCAGTTGGTATTCTTGTTGGTGCGTTGGAAGGTTCGCTCAATTTCACACAAACATCAGACGGTTTATTAGTTGCTTCTGGTGTAAATGGCATAACCGCAGAGTTGATACAATCAACCGAAGGTAATCGTGTTAGGCCAGCCCTTATTGAAAATAACTTCAATTTTGCACAAAGCACTCCAGGGATCTATATCGCCAGTGGTGTTTATGAGCAAACCGCTGAGTTTACGCAAAGCGCAGATGGCGATTATATCGCTGGTGGTGTTAGCATTATAGATATGAATTTTGAGCAATCTGCTAATGCTAATATGACATATAGCGGTTTTGCTGATATTATCGGCAATTTTGAAATGATCAATACAGGGGGTGTCATACAGCAAGGCACAGCTGAATTAGAAGCACTGTTCCGTACATACCCCTTTGGTGGTATTCTTATCTATAATGCTGAAGCACACTCTAATGCCCAATTTGATATAATCATCACAAATAGGTTGTTCTGGGAGCCTATTGATGCTTCTGTGCCGCCAGAAAGTTGGATACAAATTGTTCCTACAAGTTCAAATTGGGTTAAAATTGCGGCTACGAATCCTGGAGTATGGACAAAGAAAACAGTTTGACTTTACGAAAAAGCCTATTGAGCTTATAGTTGGTTTAGATAAATATGGTGGTTTTAGATGGCAAGCACATATACCAATAACACTGGTTTAGAAAAACCTGGAACTGGTGAACAATCGGGTGCGTGGGGAGCAACTACAAACCTGAATTTTGATATTATTGACCGCGCTGTTAATGGTGTTGGCACGATTACGATTGGTGGCACAACGCATACATTGACAACATCTGACGGTGCTTTGTCTGATGGTGGCTACAAAGTATTGGTTATTGCTGGTTCGCCAACTGGCACAAATACCATTACTATTGATCCTAATAACGCCGCTAAATGTTATCTGGTAAACAATACCACAAGTCAAACAGTCGTATTTACGCAAGGTTCTGGCGGTAATGCCAGTATTCCTGCGGGGGTATCGCAGTGGATTTATGCTGATGGTGCTGGGGCGGGTGCTCAAGTTTATGAGTTGCCAAATGATGTTGTAGATGATACTAGCCCCCAACTTGGCGGCAACCTTGACCTTAATAACTTTGATATTATTGGCACAGGTGATGTAAATATCACAGGTGCTATTACCTGTACCGGAACAATTACCGCTACAGGGGGTGTTTCTCCTCCTGGAAGTGGGACAATTACAGTCACCCTTAAAACAGGTGGTTGGACAATTACGCAGGATGGGTCGAACAATATTATGTTCGCTTATGGTGGCGCAAATAAAATGAAACTAGACAGCTCAGGCAATCTGACTGTTGTAGGTAATGTGACAGCATATGGATCCGTTTAATGGCTATACCTTCATTTGGGGCAGTTTCTTTTGCTGATCTAAGAACAGAGTTTGTAGGCGGCACAGGCAGTATCTCGCTTGGCGACCTTTATAAAGGTCCGGCGGGTGGGAATACCCCTATAAGACAAAAAGCGGCTAACAACCTAGCTCAGGATTACTCTGCTGGGATACCTTCTTCGGGGGCTATATCCGTTCAGGATTTTAGAAGCACTTCTAAATATTTTACCTATGTGTTTAATGCTTCTGCACAGAACCAAAATGCTCAAACCATTTTTGGTAATGATTACACAGGTGATTATAACAAAGATATTATCATAAATTATGGGGTCACTATTAGTAACTCTGCTGTTAACCTTGATGGGATTACTTTCCCTTCTGGGGCTAATGGCACACTACGCTTAAACATCCTAGGAACTGTTACAGGCTCTGGTGGCTATGGAGCGCGTAACTCTTCATCTTCTACTGTTGTTGTTATTGGAAATGGCACATTTAGTGGGTCAAGCCGCACCGATTTTGTATCTGCTTTGCAAAGCAGTGGCGGCACTGTGCGTATCAATTTGATTGGCGGTTTTGGTGGCGCGTCTGGTCCTGATATTTATCACAGCGATTACGGTGGGGGTTTTAATTGGAAACTGGTGCGGTCGGGCAATAATTTTACAGCATATTGGACATATAACGAACTAGATTATGGAAACTATGGTGCAGGAAATTACAGTATGAATACTGTATTGCCAACGAAAGCTGATGGTTCTTTTGATGACACCATTACATCAAATCAACAATTTTCTATAAACTATAATAGTGGCGGTCGTGATACTCGTAATATCGCGGCAGGGGCAAAAACTATTAGCGGTGTTCGTTATATTTGGTTTGCTTCAAATAACAAAAGCACCTCTATGGAAGTGCAAAACAACCGTTATATCCAATATGGGCATACGCAAACAACTTTGACTACAAGCAACAGCCAGCGTGGTTCTGTAATTCAGGACTACACAGGTGCGCGGTCTACTGGTTCTTTTGATACTTCTGGATTTACAGGAACATTAGCCTAATGCCACTAACGAAGTTACAATTCAAGCCTGGAATCAATAGAGAGATTACATCTTACTCTAATGAGGGCGGCTGGCGTGATTGTGACAAAATCCGTTTTAGGTTTGGCTACCCTGAAAAAATTGGTGGGTGGGAAAAGTATAGTTCTAATACCTACCTCGGCGCGGCAAGGGCGTTGCATAACTGGATTGGCTTAGATGGTTCTAATTATTTAGGTGTAGGCACACACCTCAAATATTATATTGAGGAAGGTGAAACATTTAACGATATTACGCCGCTCAGCTCTACAACGGCGGCTGGTGCGGTGACTTTTGCCGCTACGAACGGTTCAAACATTATTACTGTTACTGATGTAAACCACGGAGCAGGTCAAGATGATTTCGTCACTTTTAGTGGGGCAGTCACACTAGGCGGTAATATTACGGCGGCAATTCTTAATGCTCAACATCAAGTCACAAGCATTATCAGTGGTAGCCAGTATCAAATAACTGTAAGCGCAACCGCTAACGCCTCTGACACAGGCAATGGTGGCGCGGCGGTGGTTGGGGCATACCAAATAAATGTTGGCCTGAATACGGCTGTAGGCGGCACAGGCTGGGGTGCAGGGGTATTCGGTGGCACAACTACCACAGCCGCCACAACGACTGTTAATATGGGTGCTGGCCTGAGTGCTACAGCCACAACAATTACAGCGACTAGCACCACAGGCTTTCCTAGTAGTGGGTATATAAAGATTAATGCTGAAATTATCCAATACACTGGTATCAGCGGTAACGATTTTACTGGCTGTATTCGTGGCACTATCAGCACTACTGCTACTACTCATGCAAACGGTGACACTATAGATGATGCTACACATGGTTGGGGGATGCCTTCACCTTCTACCACAACTACTGAAATACGGTTGTGGTCACATGATAACTTTGGCGAAAACCTGTTGATCAACCCTCGTGATGGTGCAATCTATTATTGGGTTAAGAATACTGGAACAAGCTCAAGAGCAGTGGAAATTGGTACATTGGCAGGGGCTAATGAAACACCGATAGTAGCTAAACAAGTTTTGGTATCTGACCAAGACCGCCATGTTATTGCATTTGGATGTAACCCACAGGGCGGCACGGTGCAGGATCCTCTGCTCATTCGTTTCTCAGACCAAGAGTCTGAAGTAGAGTGGGAAGCCCGAGTAGATACAACGGCGGGTGATTTACGGTTAGGTGCTGGTTCTACTTTTGTGCAAGCCGTTGAAACAAAGCGTGAGGTGCTGGTGTGGACAGATACTTCACTTAGCTCTTTGCGCTATATCGGACCTCCGTTTACTTTTGGGTTGCAACAGCTTGCGTCAAACATCACTATTGCCGGACCTCATGCGGCGGTTGCTACAGAAGACTTTGTGTTCTGGATGGGCATCGATAATTTCTATATTTATGCTGGTCAAACTCAGCAGTTGCCATGCACCGTAAAAGATAAGGTGTTCTTAGATTTTAATACTGGTCAGGCTGATAAAGTGTTTGCTGGTATTAACTCAGAATATGGCGAAGTATTTTGGTTCTACCCTTCAGATTCAAACTCGCTACAAAATGGTGGCGATGGTGAAAACGACCGCTATGTGGTTTACAATTACATAGAAAAGCTCTGGTATTTTGGCACTTTGCGTAGAACAGCATGGTTAGACCGTGGCACACGCTCTTTTCCAATAGCGGCTGAAGGCGGTTATTTGTATAACCATGAGTTTGGTTATGATGCTGATGGATCTGCTATGAACTCATTTATTGAGTCTGCGGCTATTGATATGCAAGATGGTGAGAGTTTTACATATGTGCGTAGGCTTATACCTGATATGACATTTGATGGGTCTACTGCTTTGTCTAGCCCACAGGCGACCTTTACAGTAAAAGCTCGGGACTTTCCGGGACAAAGTTTTGATAATACTGCATCACAGGCGGCTATTAGAACATCTATTAACCCTGTGGAAGAATATACAAATCAACTATATCTGCGAGCAAGAGGTAGATCTTTTGCATTGCGGGTAGAATCTAACGCACTAGGCACTAAGTGGAAATTAGGTAGCCCACGAGTTGATGTGCGCCCAGATGGGAGGCGGTAATGTCTAGTAACCAAATAGCACCACCAAGACTCCCAGAAGCTCCAGCTGAGTATAGCCCACAATATATGCAGGATTTAATTCGTACATTAGAGCTATTTATTCAGCAAGAACGCAATCCAGGAGGGTTGCGTGGGGCTACTATAGTGTTGACAGAGTTACCTACTTCAGCCACTGGTTTGGAAACAGGTGCTCTTTGGAATGATTCTGGCACGGTAAAAATCGCGCCATAGGTTGCAGAAAGGCATATTTGGAGTTATGATGATTCCAGCATATACAGGAATTTGCTACCCTGCATCACATTGTAAGTAAGGATCTACGATGCAAGGTATAGCTACACTACCATATGAAGTTCAAAATGCGCCGCTTGTTCCAACAGGCGGGGTTGAAACTATGCGCCGCGCCGCAGAGATGTTGGCTGATTTTGGGCGTGAAGGTGATACATATATTGTTCATGCCGCTGAGGGTGAAACAGTAATTCCTTTGGAAGTGCTGGAAGCTAACCCCCGCATGAAGAAAATGCTCTTCAAGCAAATGGAAGATATGGGCTTGGAGCCAGAGCGTTATGTTGTTGGTAGTGAGTTTAACAGTATCAACCCTGTAACTGGTCAGCCTGAGTTTTTCTTAAAAAAGCTGTTCAAAAGCGTTAAAAAGCTCGTCAAAAAAGTTGCGCCGATTGTATTACCTATTGCCGCACCTTTCTTATTCCCAGCTATGCCAGCGTTTTTGGCATCTGGCCTCGGTAGTTTTGTAGGCGCAAAAATTGGTGGGGCATCTACAAAAGACGCATTTAAGCAAGCTCTGATATCTGGTGTATTGTCAGGCGGCACACGGATGCTAACAGGTGGTAGCTTCACAGGCAGTGTTGCCGCTCCACAGGGCGGTATCGGAACCTTTGGTGTGCAGGACGCACTTACCCCTGTAAATCCATTTAGCCAAGCTGGTCAGCAACAGATGGCGCAATTGACCGCTCAAGGTCAACAAGCGACACAACAGGCGTTACAAAATTCAGCTACTAACCCTAGCCTTTTTGAAGAGTACATTTACAATCCTGCGGAAAATACTTCAAAATTTGTAATTGATCCGAACACAGGTGTAGCTTCAGTAGAAACTTCGGGTGAGTCTTTCTTAGAAAAATATTTAAGCCCAAGCAGAACATCTATCGATGCAACGACCCAAGCTAATCAAGCCGCCGCAAATGCTGTCAACAAAGCTAAAGAACTAGCGGCGACCTTTAACCAACCTGTCCCGACTGAAGCAGAGTTAATGAAAATAGCCCAAAATGCCGCAAGTGCTGTCAGTACAGAAGCTCCTGGGATGTTTGCTAAATATGGTCCGTTGGCGGGTGTTGGTATTGGAGCCGCCGCGCTTATGGATAAGCCTGTCGATGAGGATGGTGACGGTTATGATGATCGCACTGGTGCAAAAATCCTAGCCGAAGATATTGCATCAGGCACATACAAATATGCTTTTGACCCGAACCTGTTTTATGGCAATAACCCATATTACGCCGCTGGAGGTGGTGAGATCAGTGGTCCGGGAACAGGCACAAGTGATTCAATACCAGCAATGCTCAGCGATGGTGAGTTTGTAATGACTGCTAATGCTGTCCGTGGTGCTGGTGGTGGAGACCGTCAACAAGGCGCAAAACGAATGTACGCCATGATGCGTCAGTTTGAAGGGAAAGCATAATGGCTACTGAAACCCAAGAAGTAATTCAACGCGAAAGTCCAGATATTGAAGCCTATAAGCTCGGGCTTATGGAGCAAGCAAAACAGCTGACTAGCGCACCGCCGACTGGTGGTCTTCCAGGAATTACCTCACAAGGTATGACTTCTGCCCAGCAACAGGCATTGTCTGCGGCACAATCAGGTTTGTCTAGCTATCTGCCATATTTGCAGTCTGGTCAGGCTACAATGAATATTGCGGGTGGTCAGTATTTGGCTGGCACAGGTGCGCCTTCTGCCGCCCAGATGCAACAGTATATGAACCCCTACCAACAGGCGGTTCAAGCTGAAATCCAAAGGGCATACGCCCCACAGTTTCAACAGGTAGCAGGGCAAGCTGTCGGTGCGGGTGCATTTGGTGGAGGCCGTGCGGCTATTCAACAAGCTGAAGTAGGCCGCAATATGGCTGATGCAATGGCTAAAGCTCAAGCGCAAAACTTTTTGCAAGCCCAGCAAGCCGCTCAGAATGAGATGCAACGGTCATTAGCGGCTGGTCAGGGGTTAGGCCAGCTAGGTATGCAACAAGCAGGTCTAGGCGAGTTACAAAGCCGTTTAGGTCAGTCTGGTATTGCACAGTTGGCACAGCTTGGCGAACAGGAACGCAACATCCTACAAGCACAGGACGAAGCGGCTCGCCAGACACAAATGCAACAGATTTACGAGCCATACCAACGACTCGGCTTCCTATCAGATATTTACAAAGGTGCTCCGTCATCGCAGATGACAACAAGCATCCAAGCCGCACCTCAGCCTGGATTACTTAACCAGTTGCTCGGTGCGGGTATTGGTGGCTTGAGTCTGTATGGTGCGGCACAGAAAGCGTTTGGCTAATGATGGATGAAGTTCTAAAACGGCAAATGTTTGCGGCTCAGCAACCTGTAGCTCAAGCTGATGGGTCTGGTATTACTTCTGGACTTGCAGATGTAGCTGAAAGCATAGAAAGTTTGGAAGCGGATATTGATTCAGCAGAAGATTATGCTGGCGTAATGAATGCGTTGCGCGGCGATGAAGCAACTGTTGAAGAACGCCGTGCCGAACTAGCAGGGTTGGTTGGTAAAAAGGATGCTAACCAAACTCCAGAGTCTGTGCTAACGCTTATCCAGCCTACCCTTACTATTATGGAAATGGCTGAACAGGAATCGCCAGAGGGCGGCATCAATATGGGTATGATGCAAGCTCCTGGACAAGAAGAAGCTATAGCTCGTATGGCTATGGGTGAACAACCTGTAATGCGTCAGGCTGGTTCTCCCCCAGAAGGCGAAACAGTATTGCCAAAAGGTTTTAATGCGGACGCACTTCCAGCAAGTTTTAATCTGGGGAACTATCAAACTATGATGAATTTGGTTCCGCAATCAACTTCTTACGAAGATTATTTGAAACAATATCAAGGCATTATGGGCGATACAGGCAAAGCCTACGAAATCAACCCATACATTGCTGGTCTGCAATTAGCGGCGGCAGTAGCTAATGCACCAAAAGGTGAGCTGATTAGTTCTGTGCTAAAGCCAGAAACAATTAAAGCGGTTAGTGACCCTATCCTTGAAATGGCAAAAGCCAAAAGCCAGACCGAACAGGCCATTAAGTTAAAAGCGGCTGATGCGGCGGCGGCAAGCAAAACAGCTAGAACTGAAGCTCAGTCTGAGCTATTGAAAACTTTTGCTGTAGAAGCGGCAAAGATACCAGACCTTAGTATCCAAAAAATGGATGATGGTTCTGTCATTGGAGTAAATGTGCGGACAGGTAAATCTACTCCAATAAAACAAGGTTCTATTAAATGGGAAACACAGAAGCTTGATAATGGTCAGGTGATGATGTATAACCCTCGCGCCGCCGCTGAAGACATCAATAAAGAAAACAAAGGTTACTATCTTGTAGGAGAAGCTAAAGGTAATTTTGATGTAAAGGTTACGGATACAGGCGATATCCTTAGCATCAATAAAGATAATGGCGAAATAGAGCTTAAAGCTCCTGATGGCGTTGTTCGCCCATACAAAGTATTCCAAACCCCGCAAGGCCAGTTCTTTAGGTATGATGGCAAAGAAGCTACGCAAATTACAGCAGATGGCGTGGAAATGGGTCCAATGCCAACTGATCTCATACGCAATATTAAAGAGCTTGAATCTGCCCAAAATGATATTGATACGCTGGATCCAGATACAGATAGTGCGGCATTTGAAGCGGCGGCTCAAAAAATTGAAATATTGTCAAAACAACTTATGCCAGTGACAACTGAATACGAGCGTATGATGGAAGAAGGTGCTGACCTTGCTTACACCGCCGCTATTGATGCTGGTAAGTCTCCTGCTCAGGCAGAAGCCGCTAAGATGGAGTTTAGAGCAAACGCCATAAACAATTACCTCAAGGCTAAAAACACCTTGACAACTAATTACGACCCACGCAAATCTATTAACGATGTATTTGCAAAAATGTTGGGCGACGATATTACTGAGCTTAACAAAAATGTTGGGTTGTCTACAGAGCTTGAAAACTTTGCAAACCAAGCGGCAGTGGCTTCTGAAAACTTTGAAACAGGCGCACTCGCAGGAACACGTTTGAGCTTGCAGAAGTTTATCAAAGCTGTTCCTGGTCTTGATACCTTTGTTAAAGAAGGTGTTTCAAACGATGTTTACAATACGATTATGGGTGGCGACCCTGTATCGGGTGAAGCGGCTCAGTTTGCGTCTAACCAGTTTGCATTGAGGCTGACACAGTTTATTCCTGGAAACCTCAACCAAGAAGAATTGCAGATGGTTCAAGGTGCTGGTCCGAGCCTTTACACCACACCTGACGGTCTTAAACTGCTTTCTAAAATCTACACCAATGCCGCTAACCGCGCTAGGAACGAGCAAGCCTTCGTTACAAATTGGATGCAAAAAGAAGGTGCTGGCATTGCCGATGCAGAGGCTAAATACCTTGCTCTTAGCAAGGCTCGCGCGGAGTGGAGAGCTAAACCAGAAAACAAAATCATGGATGCAGATGAAATTGCAAATCTGCCTTCCGCAAGTCTGGCTGGCGATATTAGAGCTCAAAGGGTTAATGCGGAAGGTGGCACAGATACTTTCAACCTTACCGATCGTCAATCAAAAATGGCGAAATTCACTTCGCAGTTTGACAGCTTTGATAAGTTTAAAGCAAGCGCAGGGCAGTTAGTTTCACTCGGTGTGCTAAGAGATCGTGACGGCAGAGTGATTACAAATGTGCCGAATGAAGATAGTTTGAGAAAACTGTGGGATACTTATTCAGGCATGACTTTCGTTGGGGGACAGTAAATGGCCGAAGATGATTTGGTAGTCGATACCGTAGATGGTAGCCCCAATAAACTCGAACCAAGTATTCTCACACTAGATGATGATGCGCTTGTTGTAGATGCAGTACCTGATGTGTTTTTTACTCCAAGCGGTGCTAGGATTACACCTTACAGTTTGGAAGATGTTCCAACTCGTCAAGTAGACCAAGAAACTATTGATGTAGTTAACCGTGCGGCTATAGAGTCGCAGTTTGCCGAAGATGTGGCTGGTGCTATGGATATGGGTACTGGTCGTCCTGATGATTTTACGCCGCTTACTGTTGAACCTGATATTGGCAAAGGGCAACTGCTCACTGACCAACCTTTCAAAAGCGATGTTGAACTTGAATCATTAGAGCGCAACCGTGTTGAAAACTTGATTATTGATCAGTATGGCGGTAAAGGTTATCAAGGTGCAGATACTGTCGGTCCAATAAAAGTAGGTGTGCGTGAGGGTTTAGCTCGCCGCAATAAGTTTGAAGATCGCAGGGGGTATTTCAAAAAGCACTACCCTGAAGGCCGTTACTTGCGTATAGATGTAGGCGGCGGCAAAACGGTAGAACTGTATAGTGTCGTGCCAAATGGTGCGCTATACCGTGCTGATCCTACTTTTAACCCAGAAGCTCCAGGAGCTGGTAAAGAGTTTTTAGCTGACCTACTTGAAGTAGAAGCTAATGTGGTAACGCCTACAAATGTAGCGGCTCTTACAGCGGCGATTATTTTCCCGCCCAGCGTACTCGGTTCGGCGGCTGTTGGTGGTTCAGCGGCGGCGGCAAATATCCTTGAGCAATGGGCAGTAAACGAAACAGGTCGTTCATTTTATGATGTTATGACTGACCCTTCTGTTTTGAAAGATGCCGCTATTATCGGTTCTTTGGAAGCTACTATCAATGCAGTTGCTCCTGGAGTAGGGGCTCGTGTTCGAGCAATTTTTGGTGAGTCAGGTAGGACAGCCCTATTAGCTGGTAAGACCACACCACAATCCATTGTAGGTCAGGAAGCCGCAGAACGGTTAGGCTTACCACTACTCACGGTTTCCCAGCTTACTGATAGCCCTATTATTAAAAGGATTCAAGGTCAGGTAGCGGGGTTATCTAAAACGCCGCAACAAGTGTTCAATAACCAACAGGCAAAACTCTGGCAGTTGCTAGACCAAAAGGCCAAATCACCAGATGGTTTTGAAGGGTTTACTGCGGCAGAACTACGCCAGTATTTAGATTTGTCTGCTCGTAGGCTCAGCACAGAGCTTGATGACTTGTATAAACTCCGTGCTGAAGGTGCAAATGTCGACACCAAAACGCTACAGAAAACGCAAGAAGATATCCGTATGCTTACAGGCCAGTTGGATAAAAGTCTGCGGGAAGTAACTGATCAAGCCTACACTCGTGCGTTTGAAACTGCTGAAGCTGAAAATGTTGTTTTTGATTTAGCTCCTGTCAAAGAGGTAGCCCAAGATATTCGGGTAGGCACACAAACTCGTGCTGGTACAACCGAAGCTAAAACAGAGGTTGTGGAAACAGGTGTTCTTGGTCCGGATGGTAAACCTATTACCCGCACTGTCACTACACCAGCTAAAGAAGTAACTGAAACGATTGAATCAGTAGACCAACGGCTACTAAACATCGCTGATAAGTTTGAAAATGTTTGGAATCAGGAAGTTACCACACTTTCAGTTCGTGATAAGGGCAAAGATTATAGTTTCAATGCTCTCAAACAACTTCAAGCTATGCGTAACGAAGTTGCTGATATTGCGTTTGGTGGTGGTCAAACTAATCAAAATGCTGTGAAGCTATTAAAGTCTATAGATGAAGTTTTGCAAAATCCCAAAGGCGGCGGTGCTGGATGGAAGGAAGCATGGGAAGAAGCTACACAGCTCTCTAAACTTGCTTCTGATGTTAAGAACGCCAGTAAGCTCCATACCTTTTTTGCAAGGAACACACAGGTAAACCCTGCTGAACTTGGTAAAAAATTCTGGTCTGGCGAGTTTAACTCTTCCGATTGGAATGTAATGACCAACTGGTTGATTAGCTCTTCCAAAACACCAGCAGGGCGGGATGCCGCGCAACAGCTTTTACGCGATGTGCAAAACGGTTTTGTGCAAGACCTCGCTTCTAAACCTGATTTGATTGCACAGCGTATCCGTACTATTAAAGAAAACGACCCTGAGTTGTTCCTAAAACTTGTGCCGAATGCGGCTGATAGAGCTATAATAGAAGATATTGCACAACGCTCTGCATGGCTAAATTCAGATGCTGTTGTTTCTGCGCTTGCGCGGGATATGTCCAACGGTGCAAGAACTAAAACGCTGTTGTCTAATATGACAGATGCTGAAGCGGCAAAGTTCATACAAGCAAACGGTGGTTTCATGGGCAATGCCGCATTGAATATGCGAGCTTCTGTGTTTGACGATATTCTCAAAAAAGCAACCGTGTTTAGCACTGATCTGGGTGCGGAAACTATCAACCCAACGATACTGGCAAGAGAAATACAAAGCCTTATGAAATTTGAAGGTCAGTATGCGAGGCTAGAGCCTTTGTTCAAAAACGCGGCGCACCCAGAGTATATGAAAGAGCTGGCTGATATCCGCACTTATGTAATGTATTCTAATCAACTTGATGATTTGGGTTCAAGTTTGCAATCAGCTTCTGTTGTTGCTCAGTTGCAAGGTTTAGAAATAGCCGCATTGAAACAGGTGCTCCAAGCAAACCTGATGGCTAAGTTTCTAGCTTCACCTATTTCTGTTAAACAAATGAAAGATGTCCATAGTAGTAAGTCTTTCAAAATTGGTAAAGACTCAGTTTACGGTATTATCCTTGATGATATCCGCAGGGGCTTTGTAGACCAAAGTGAGTCCCTGGAGGAAGAAACCTTGCGGACTCGTATGGCTCCATCTATGGGTGACGTATCAGCTGTAGCTACAGAACCCACCACAGATGTAGCTAGTGCGCCTCCTGCGCCAGCACAACCGCCTATGCCTGTTCCTAGCCTGAATATAGGTAACACGCCATTAGCTAGTGCGCCTCCTGCGCCAGCACAATCAACTACGGACTATGCCTCTCTATTCCCACGCGATGAGTTAGGTGGGGCTATAGCAAACCGCAAACAAGGGATTATGGGTTTAACATGAACCTAGAGCAACTCAGAAAAGAAATAGAAGAAGACGAAGGGTGCAAGTATGAGATATACTTGGATCATTTGGGTTATCCTACTTTTGGTATCGGCCACCTTGTTAGGGATGATGATCCGGAGCATGGAGCACCAGTCGGGACGCCTGTCAGCGAAGATAGAGTGGTACAAGCATTTAATAAAGATATCGATATTGTATTATCTGAATGCGATAAACTCTACGAAGATTATGAAGAGCTTCCGGAAGAAGCGCGATTGATCATTGCAAATATGATGTTCAATATGGGCTACCCCCGCCTTAGTCAGTTCAAAGGTATGAAAGCAGGAGTAGATGCTCGTGATTGGAATAAAGCGGCTGATGAGATGGTTGATTCCCGTTGGTATCAGCAAGTCACTAATAGAGCACAACGGTTGGTAAATCGTATGCGAGCTATTGGGGAAACCTAATGGATCCTGTAACAGCACTAGCCACTGCCTCATCAGCTTTTGCTGTTATCAAGAAAGGGATATCAGTAGGCCGCGATATTGAATCCATGATTGGTGATGTAAGTCGCTGGATGGGTGCTTTATCGGATCTTGACCAAGCTGAAAAAGAGGCTAAAAACCCTCCAATATTCAAAAAGCTCGTAGCCAGTAAAACGGTTGAGCAAGAAGCTATGGAAATCTTTGCGGCTAAACGCAAAGCTCAGCAACAGAGGGAAGAGCTACGCACGTTTATCCAATACACTATGGGTCAACAGGCTTGGGATGACCTTATCAAAACAGAAGCTCGTGTGCGTAAAGAGCGTCAGGAAACCATTTATCGTCAAAGAGAACGTCGACAAAAGTTTTTAGAGATATGCGCTATCATACTGCTTGGTGTATTAACGATAGGCCTTTTCATATGGTTTATATGGCTAATGAGGCAAAAGGGCAGGATTTAAACAATCCAGTCCCTGAAGTCTTCTGCAAGGACTTGACTTGCTATATTGATTTTGTTCCGCAGGGCTTTCAAGATACGCTCGTCGACTGTGTCTTCCGCTACAATATCAATGTATGTTACTTTGCTAGTTTGCCCGATACGGTGCGCTCTATCCTCACTTTGTAACCGTATTTCAAGGTCAAAGTTATTGCTGTAATACACCACAGTCTTAGCTTCTGTCAGTGTTAAGCCATAACCACCTGTCCGTGGTTGCCCTACGAAATACATAAGTGGGTCGTTGGGGTCTTGGAAACGGTTGACAATGGCCTGTCGCTCATCACTCTCGGTTTCCCCATAGTATGTAGCTACACTTTGCTCGCCGTATGCTTTTGCAATAGCTTGCTCGATGTTCTTAATGTCGTGTGTGAAGTTAGCCCATATGATAACCTTGCCATCAACTTCTTCAAGGACAGACATAAGTTCGGGCAGTTTGGCTGAGTTAAAGGTTTTCATTTCGCCATCATCTAATTTTACATGGCCTGAACAAACCTGTTGTAGCCGTAATAGCTGTGTCAGTATTGTATCGGTAGTTACCGAGCCTTCTTCCAGCATGGCTAGGGCAAATGTTTTGAGGCTACTGTAAACTGATTTCTGCTCATCTGTAAGCTCGACTGCTCGCTTGATATACACTTTATCAGGCAAATCTAAACAGTCTTCTTTCTTAACACGGAAGCTGAAGTTTTCCAGTATGCCGTTGAGTTTATCAAGGTTACGGTAGCCCACAACCTGATTGAAACTGTGCGCTCCCATACTACGGCGTTGCACGACAGCGTACTCGTATTGGAAGCTAAAGTAGCTACTATGGCCTAGCAACCACGAATCAAGGAACTCACATTGTGTGTATAAATCCATAGGGCTTTTGGTTACTGGCGAGCCTGTTAGGATACGCCTGTATCTGGCCGACTTACCAATTTTCACAATGTTCTTGGTGCGCTTGGCATCCTTGCTTTTTATGGTAGTGCTTTCATCTACAGCCATGAGTGCGCTGTGCGCTTGCAAAAACCGCTCGGCTATTTCACAGCCCTTTTTAGTGCTGAACGCCTCAACATTCATAACAAAAATCTTGAGGTTATCATCTGGGAAAAACAATGTCTTTTGCTTTTCAAGCTGTGTTTTTGTTTGGCTAGGATTCCACAGCACCGTGTCATACATAACATGGTCAGGAATGTGCGTGGGCAGTTCGCCTTGCTCCCAGTTTCTATACACACCTTTGGGTGCGACAATAAGCGCGGCGGTAATTTCGCCACGGTCATACAGGACGCACATATTATCAATAAGCACTTTAGATTTGCCTGTTCCCATATCCATGAAATAGGCAAACTCGGTTTTGTTCCAAGACTTTTTCAGTGCTTCCAGCTGATGCTGGTAGGGTTGAAACTTAAATTTATAACGCATAACACCGCTTTCTAATGGGTACTTTGTATAATAGCACCCAAACCAAAATCTTGACTACACTTTTTGCGTCTTGTTTTTATCCGCGCGACCAGTCAAAGTAAGCGTTTGTAAATTAACAATTCCCAGATATCAGATATCAGATATTAAAATATCGGATAGACCAGTATGATAACTTTTTTATTTTACTACTATATATAAAAGCGTATGGTAATTGTGTTGGGCAATCCCGCCCAGCGTAGAAAGCAAAGCGGAGTAGAAAGCCGTGACAGTCTACATTACACAAGAAGTGCGTGGTAGAGATATCACAGATGCAGTTGCCTTCGGTGACCTGCAAATACTTGTTCCGGCCAAGGAACAGGTTTCTTTTAGCACTCAGCCAACAGTTAGGCGCATTCATCGTGGCTTGCGTCACTTTAATGATGACGACTACCTACTGCTCTCAGGCGACCCTTTATGTATAGGCATTGCCTGTGCTGAAGCGGCGCGTAGAAACAGTGGTAAGTTCAAAGCATTAAAGTGGGACAGGCTAGAGGAACGTTACTATCCGTTGGTAGTAGATCTATACCATAGGAAGGAGTCTGCCTAATGGACTTTGAAAGTGTGGCTGGAGACCTAACCAGCATTAATCAATCAGGTATCAGCACTATAAGTAACCTATGTAAACAACAAGTTATGTTGGAACAACGGATCGCTGATCTTGAGCAAGAGCTCAAAGACGCCAAGCGCGACCATCGCAAAATTGCTGAGGATTTACTCCCAGCGGCAATGGATGAGCATGGTATGTCTGAGCTAAAAATGGATGATGGCAGTGAAATTAAGGTCGCACCTTATTACAGTGCCAGCATTGCTAAAGACCGTGCTGAGGAAGCCTTTAGTTGGCTTACTGAAGCGGGGCATGGTTCGCTAATTAAGAATCATGTTACTGCGGCTTTTGGTCGTGGTGAGGATAACCTCGCAAAAGATTTGCTTGCCGAGCTGGAACAGCGCGGTATGGCAACTCAAACAAAAACTTGGGTTGAACCCATGACACTCAAGTCTTTTGTAAAGGAACAGGTAGAAAAAGGTGAAAATTTGCCGTATGACCTGTTGGGTATATTCGTGGGGCAAAGAGCCAAGATTACTAGGAGGTAAATATGGCAACTGAAGTAGCAAAAAAGGAAGCCACTGCTCTTGCAGTAGCACAGTTCGAAGACCTTGGTGGTCTGGGTTTTGAGGAAACCAGTTCAGAGGATATGGCTATCCCCTTTCTGCGTATCCTTGCACAACTTAGCCCACAGGTTAATAAGCGTGATGGTGCGTATGTTGAGGGTGCTGAAGCTGGCATGATCTTTAATACTGTAGCCAATAAAGCATACGATGGTGAAAAGGGTATCGCGGTTGTGCCGTGCTATTACAATCGCCGTTATGTTGAGTGGGCTCCGCGTGAAAAGGGCGGTGGATATTATGGTTCTTACCAGCCTGACGATGCTATCGTTAACACTACCACTAAAAATGAGCGCGGTGAAGATATCCTGCCTAACGGCAATATCCTGACCAACACCGCTCAGTTCTTTGTAATCCTGCTTGATGAAGATGGTCCACAGCGTTGCTTGATTACTATGTCTAGCACACAGCTGAAGAAAGCTCGCAAGTGGGTTACACAAATGCAGTCACTTACAGCAGAAGGCAAAAACGGTCCGTACACTTTGCCAATGATGTCACACAAATACCAACTGTCTACCGTTGCTGAAAGCAATGATAAAGGTAATTGGTTTGGCTGGGACATTAACAAAGTCGGTCCGATTGACCTTTCTAATGCTGGTGATAAAGCCGTGTTTGAAATGGCAGTCGCGTTCGCTAAGTCTGTTAAGTCTGGTGAGGTAGAGGTTAAAGAGCAAGCCCCAGAGCAAACTCAAGCCCCTGCACAACAGTCACAGCAAGATGATGACGATGTGCCGTTCTAAGTTCAACTGTGGGGGTTGATCGCCCTACGGTTGCTCGGGGGCGGGGCTAGTGACGTGGAAGGTAAATCATCTATAGTTGCTATGCCCTGTCCCCACCCTTTTATACTGGAGTAAGATATGTCTTTAGCAGAGAAATTTCTAAAGCTATTTGATGGTAACAAACGAGCGCATGGCGTGTTTAATCCTGACGAACAGCGCAGTGATGGCAAGCGGCTTGGCGTTTACAAAATCATAAAACAGCCACCAACTGAAGAACTTTGGCAACAGCACCTAGATGGTAAGCAAGGGCTAGGCATTATCCCTATCCGGGATGATAACCTTTGTAAGTGGGGTGCGATTGATATTGATACATACGATGTAGACCATAAGGCACTCGTCAAAAAACTCAAAGATGCTAAGATCGTTGGATGGGTAGGCCGTAGTAAATCTGGCGGCGCACATATTTATTTCTTCTTCACGGATGCACTCAAAGCTGAGTTTGTGCAATCCAAACTTACCGAGCTGGCGGCTTCATTAGGCCACGCCGAAGGTGAGATATTTCCTAAACAATCAACCATTCTTGTAGACCGTGGTGATACAGGTAATGGTTTGAATATGCCTTACTTTAAGGGCGACCTCAGTACGCGGTCGGTATACGACTTTAAGGGTGAACTTATGACACCTGAAGAGTTTGTGACTAAAGCCACACGCTACTTGATAAAGCCTGAAGACTTTACGGCTTACCGTATATCCGAGCCAGAACCTAAGTTAAAAGATGGTCCACCATGTTTGAATGAGCTTTGTCAACAGGGCTTTGGCGAAGGCTCACGAAACAATGCTCTCTTTAACTTGGGTGTGTATGCCCGAATGTTTGACCCTGATAATTGGGAAGCCTTGATACAGCGTTACAATGTCGAGTATTTGCACCCGCCGCTTAGTCATACTGAGGTTGGCGCGGTTATCAAACAGTTACAACGCAAGGATTATTATTACAAATGTGACGATCAACCTATCAAACCTTTTTGTAATAAGGATATATGCGTTACTCGCAAGTTTGGCGTTGGTCCGGCTGGTGTGCAAAACCAGATGTCTAGCCTTACAAAGATTGATGGCGATCCACCTATTTGGATACTAGATGTAGATGGTCAGCGTGTTGAATTAAGCACAGACGGGTTGATTAGCCAGACACGATTCCAAAAAGATTGTGTAGCGCAAATCAATAAATTGCCTATCGCAGTAAGCCAAAGAGCATGGCAAACACGGATACAATTACTGCTTGATAATTTAACCATTGTCGAAGTGCCACCTGATGCTACAATTAAAGGCGAGTTTGAAGACTTGTTGTCGCAGTTCTGCACCGATAGAGCAAAAGGTACAGACCGTGAAGACATATTGCAGGGCGTAGCCGTATGGGATGAGGGCAAAGTATTCTTCCAAGTCAAGGATATTAAAAAGCATCTGACCGTTAACGACTTCAACCACTACACTTCAAACAAGATAACCTTACGGCTACAGGGAATGGAAGCAGAAAAAATGTTTTGGCGTGTAAAGGGCAAAGGGATTCATGTGTGGTCATTACCACAAGAGTTTTTTGCATCTAATGACGAACCATTGACACTGCCAGAGTTGCCTACACACGAAGACATCATCTAATGAATATTATACTCGGACCTCCAGGAACAGGGAAAACAACCTACCTCCTAAACAAGGTCGAAGAGTATCTTAGCAAAGGTGTCGCACCAGATCGTATAGGTTACTTTGGCTTTACTCGCCGTGCCGCTAGTGAAGCTATAGACCGTGCTTGTGAAAAGTTTAAACTGCACAGGCGCGACTTACCTTTCTTCCGCACCCTTCACAGCCTTGCCTTTATGCAGATGGGCATTAACCATAACCAAATTCTCACATCGGATAAGTTTACTGAAATTGGTGATTGGTTAAAAATCGGTGGTTTCTTTAATTCAGGACTCACCGACCAAGGTCCGTATAAAGATTTTGGATACGGCGATAAATTCCTTGAGCTGATTAACATAGCTCGCATACAGCAACAGCCTCTGCGTGGCGTTTACAATGCCTCTACAGTGCCGCTTAAAACCGACTGGGCTAGGGTTGATTACGTAGACAGGGGGTTAAAGGCATGGAAGGATAGATACCAACTGTTCGACTACACAGATATGCTAGAGCAGTTTTGTTACCGTCAGTTAGCACCGAAACTGGAGGTGGTGTTCATTGATGAGGCGCAAGACCTGTCACCATTGCAGTGGAAAATGGTACATCTATTACAAGCCAACTGCAAAGAGATGTTTGTAGCTGGCGATGACGACCAAGCCATATTCCGTTATGCGGGTGCAGATGTAGACTACTTCATAGGACTTGAAGGCAGTGTCACTGTGCTGAACCAAAGTTACAGGATACCCGCCCTGCATCATGCACTTAGCCAAAAAGTAATTCAGCGCGTCGTTGATCGCAGACCCAAACAATTCAACCCACGGGATGAGGATGGGTTTGTCCATTGGCATCGTCACTCCGAAGAAGTTAATATGTCCGAAGGTGACTGGCTGTTACTCAGCCGCACTACACGAGGTGCAAAGCAGATTGAGGAAGAAGTGCGCCGCCGTGGACATTTATATATCTACAATGGCAGTAAATCAATTGATGGTAAAGTTCTTGAATCAGTTAGGCTTTGGGAAAACCTACGCGATGGTGGTATGCTAACGGCTGAACAGGTGCGAACTGTTTATAGCCAGATGTTGTTAGGCACACAGGTTGAGTATGGACACAAAACCTTTAGTAAAGGACAGCCAGACCAGCGTTATGGATTACAAGATCTGCTGGACTTCCACGGATTACTACACAGCCTCCCTTGGGATGAAGGGTTGGGCAAAATATCGGATAAAGATAAGCGTTACATTAAAGCCTGTCTACGCAAAGGTGAATCCTTAACACAAGAGCCTCGCATCCGAATCTCAACGATTCACTCAGCAAAGGGAGCTCAAGCAGATAATGTTATGGTTCTCACTGACACTATGCGTCGTTCCTATTCTATGTGGCGTAAGTTTGAAAACGAACATTTTGATGAAGCTCGCGTGTTTTATGTGGGTCTTACTCGCGCTCTACAACATTTACATTTGGTGCATCCCATGTTCAGCCGTGGTTATCAAATTCCTGCGTGAGTATTAAATTGTCAGGTTGACCTATTAGCGGTTTACATCCAACTGCTACACTTATTTAATATAAGCATAAACCAACCAGCCATAGAAGGGGCTAATTACATGGATGTTCCATACCTAACCAAAGAGCACTTCGTTACCCTTAACGACCGTGCTATTCGCCGTAAGGCAAACCGCACTCTGAAGCGTAAGTTTCTTGATGCACTTGACGATACTTTCAAATACCCCATTATCCACACAATGTTGCACAACGATGTTGAGATGCGTTGTCAGATTGCGTTTAATGCAATGGGGGAAACCTGTTGGCTTGACATTTCGCTTGCCGACTTTGATGTGCTTCCAACTGTGGAAGCTGGTTACGACGCCTAGTTTTGTAGAAAGGAAACAATCATGGCACATATGGTAGAAACAATGGCTTATGCAGGACAAGTTCCTTGGCATGGGCTTGGTGAAAAAGTTGAGCATAACCTTACTCCTGAGGAAATGCTTAAAGCGGCTGGCCTTGACTGGACAGTTAGCAAGCGGCCTGTCTATTACGCTGACAAGCCTAACACTTGGAACCTCAATGACCCACGCGGTGAAGCCGAAATGCTTCGGGCTAACGACCATTATGTAGTGGTGCGTGATACCGATAACCGTGTGCTATCGCACTGCGGTGAAGGGTTTGTTCCATTCCAGAACCACGAAACAATGTCATTCTTCAAAAAGTTTACTGAAGCAGGGCATATGGAAATGGACACGGCGGGTAGCCTAAGTGATGGCGAGCGCATTTGGGGCTTGGCTAAAATCAAGAAAGGCTTCAAGTTAGCGGGTGGCGATGAGATCGAGGGTTACTTGCTCATGGCTAACAGTCACAAGGTTGGCACTGCTATGACTGTTATGTTCACCCCCATCCGTGTGGTGTGTAACAATACGATTACCCTTGCGCTCAGCCAAGAGGGTATGACTGGTAAGTTCCGCGTGTTGCATTTGCAAATGTTTGACGAGGAAATTATGCAAGCCGCTGAAACAGCACTTGGTATTAGTGGTGAGCAAATGACACAGTTCCAACAGCAGTCCGAGTTCCTTGCCAAGCAACGAGCTACTAAGGAACAGGTGGATAACTTCATTGCTGAGTTGTTCCAGCCCAAACTGCTTATTGAACGCGCTAAGTCTAACGAGGCCGACTTACCACCGCTTCATGAGGAGTTTACCAAAACTTCCCAGTCTATACTGGAAGCTATTGAAACTTCTCCAGGACACGATATGTCTTCAGCCAAGGGGACTTGGTGGGGTGCGCTAAACGGTGTGACTTATGTTATGGATCACCAAAAGCGAGCCAAGACTCGTGACCACGCCCTTAACTCCGCATGGTTTGGCAATAATGCCCAAGTCAAGCGGAAGGCTATGGCAAAGGCTCTTGAATACGCCAAAGCCGCCTAAGAATGTGGGGGTGGGCAGAAGCTCACCTCTCGCCCAATGCCCTGCTAGAAGAGAACTTTTAGTGGGGCATTGGAGTATTTAGGGCTTGCTTGATTCCCTACATATAGTAGAATAACAGTATAAGGCTTATAGAAAGGAGCTTTGACATGGCGGCAATCAAGACTTATGCAGTATTGGAAAACCACAATGAATCCAACAGGAACGAGCCATATTCCTATTTTGTGTTTCCCTCATTGCGAGAACTTCGTAATTGTAAAGAACTCAATGAGTATAGCATTGTGTTTTCAAATGTGGAACAATTACAAAACACATTCACTGAGCAAGAGTTACTCAGTGTTTTGGAAGCCAGTAATATCCAGCGTGAGACTACTGGCTATTTCAATTCGCAGGGCGTTTACAAAGAGTTTCACACGATTGTAGCGGCTCGCGCGAAAAAATATAAACCTGTTGAAAAGGAGACTAAAATGCAGGTGAATACTCCGTCGGCTCCTATGCCTACGCCAACCGTTGCTGTAGATACACCCAAGCCAGAGCGCAATGCTCGGGCTAAGTATGACCCACAGGCAACGATTGTTGTTACAGGTTCTAACCCATACCGTGAAGGTAGCAATCGCTGGCATAATTTTGAAGCCCTTGCAAAGTCTGCTACCGTTGCTGATGCCTTGTCCGCTATGAAAGCGTTGACTCCTGGAGGCAACAGTGTTGATATTAAATTGGCGTTGGCTAAAGGCGTCATTAAGCTAGGGAACTAAGCCTATGGAGAACATAGAAAGGTTCTTTTACTGGATAAATGAGCGTCACGCTATTTACCAAAAGCGAGCCAAGGGGGTCAATCCCCCTTGGACTGACGACCACATTTTGCAGGATTACAAGTTCACCAACCCCTTCCGTGAAAATGACCGTGTTACTGTTTGGATGCGCCAAAACTGGACTAACCCAAATGCTAACCGTCCGCACAGTGAAATCGTTTTTAATTGTTGTTTGTTCCGCATGATTGGCACAAGCGAGTTTGCCGAAGAGCATGGGTGGGTTGACGAAGATAAAGGATGGAATCCCGACCATACCAAAGAACTTATTGAGGCTAGGTTGTCCTCTGGTTTGCGGACATTCACTGGAGCTTATATAATCACTAATCAAGGTCTCAAAGCTCGTAAGTCGGAGGTCGTTGTTGACCACTTCCTCAAACCTATTTGGAAAGACAGGGTGCATTTATCGGGGGTCGCTGAGGAAACGCAATCGTTGGAGGCGACCCACAAAGCGATGGCTTCCTATCGGGGATGGGGAGGGGGAGGCTTTATGTCATACGAAGTGGTTACCGACCTCAACTACACACCTGTATTGGACAAGGCACAAGACCGTTTTAGTTGGGCAAACGCAGGTCCGGGAGCAAAGCGAGGACTGAACCGTATCCACGATAGGGTGTTGACTAAGTCTATGAACCAGACCCAAGCCAATACCGAAATGCAAGAGTTACTGGCTCAAGCACCAAACTACATTCAATCTCATGTTCCCCTTGATGCAGTAGATATGCGAACTATTGAGCATAGCCTGTGCGAGTGGGATAAGTATGAGCGTGTGCGCCTTGGACAAGGCAAGCCACGCAGTAAGTATCAGGCTAATGTTGGAATGTGGTTGGAGGCTCCTAATGGTGGGGTGGTGTAGAAATGTTGTGTCCAAAATGCAGTGGCAAATCAACCGTCGCAGACAGCAGACTTACAGCAGACAAATCAGTCCGGAGGAAGCGAGTATGTCAGAAATGCAAGCACATCTATCGGACATTGGAAGTATTAGAGACCTCCAAGCCCACCGTGCCGAAACCGAAACCCGAGCAACCAAAGCCAAACAAAAAGAAACGGTTACGGCCGAGGACGAAGCCACAAAAGGTTTTTAAATATACTGAAGCAGACATTGACAACCTAACCGATGAAGAGTTAGAAGAAGCAATGGCCTCTGGTTCAATAAGGTTTGATGAGGATGAGTTATGATACCTATTTTTATTCCTACAAGGGGTAGGATCAACAAGCAAACTACTTGGGAAAGTATTGGTCCGGAAGCAAGAGAAAGTGCGGTTCTGGTTTGCCCACAAGAAGAAGTGCAAGCACATATTAACAATGGTCGTTACTGCCTGAACCGTGGTGATATCAAGGGCATAAACAATGTCCGGCAATTTATTGTAGATCACGCAGTGGAGCAGGAGTATGATAAAATTATTATTTTGGATGACGATCTTATATTTGGTCGCCGCGCACATGATGACGCACCTAACCTAAGAAAAACTGAGCAGGGTGAGATGCACGAACTGTGGGAGCGCATGGAGTGGCTGTTAAATAACTTCACCCATGTTGGCCTCAGCCCACGCCAGATGAATGACAAACATTACCCAGATCGGGTAAAGTATGGGATGCGGCAAAACGCTGTCCATGCCATACGCCCCCATATCCTCCAACAATTAGGCATACGCTATGATGCTATGGAGTTAATGGAGGACTACTATGTAACCCTCAGCCTATTCCAAAAGGGACACGGCAATGCGGTTATTGTAGATTGGACATGGGATCAGCGTGGTGCTTCTGGTGCGGCTGGAGGCTGTAGCACATATCGCAATGCTGAACTGCAAGAACGCGCCAGCCGCGCTTTGGAACAAGCCTTTCCGTTGTATGTGAAAGCATTACAAAAGGAAACTAAAACAGGTTGGGAAGGTATGAAAACGCGGTGGGATGTCCGTGTTCAATGGAGAAAGGCCGCTAAAGATGGTGGAGCAATCTAACTTTTATCAAGACCCACCAAACTCTATTCAGGTAGAGTTTGTGGAAGGGTGCAACCTTGCTTGCTCATTTTGCGGCATACAGTCTATCCGTGAAAACGAGGCTGATGGTCCGAGTAATCTGCATGGTAAAGCATCTGCCCCTTACAAAAATCTGCATATTCAAACGGCTACCCGAATTTGTCAGGAAATTAAAAGGGCAGGGTGGAATCCACGCATTGAGTTTGCTATGCACGGCGAGCCTACTATGCACCCTTTCTTTATTGAAATGGTGGGTCTGTTCCGTAAAGAGTTACCCAGAACACCGCTTATGATGACTAGCAATGGTGGTGGGTTGTTGAAAGACACAGAGGAAACGGTCAACAAACTTATGGATGCAGGGCTAAATGTTCTATTCCTTGATAACTACGACCGTATTAAAATCGTAGATAAAATCAAGGAGCGTTACAATGGTCCACATCCCGTTTTTGAATACCCCGCCGACCGCGCCGCAAACCCCCACCGTAGAAGAAAAGTTACAGAGCATGATATCGTTGTTGGCATGGATCTCACATTGGCTACAAGTGGAACTCATGCCCAAGTTAGCAACCATGCTGGAAATGCTTTTCCATTGAACCATGACCAAGATGGCAAACGCTGTGCTAAACCTTTCCGCGAAATGTCAATACGATGGGATGGCAATGTCGCAGTCTGCTGTAATGATTGGGTAGGATGGTATAAGTGCGGCAATATAATGGACACACATATTGATGATATTTGGCAGGGGGAGGCTTTCCATGCGGCGAGAACAAAACTGTATCATGGGCAACGCGATTTCGGTCCTTGTAACGGTTGTGACAACACCACTCTTCGTAATGGATTGTTACCTGACCGCATGGGACGCAAGACGTTACCCGAGCCTACAGAGGAAACGGAAACTGCAATTAAAGAAGCATTAAATGGAGGGACATACACTAAGCGTGTCAAGAAGCATTTTGACTTTATTTAAGCCCCATACAGCCGCCAGAAGGTTGCTTTTGGTAGTTGGGTAGGGCAAACTAACCTCAGCCGCTCGAGCGGCTTTATAGCCCCATAGAAAGGTGGTTCATTATGGCACTATTTGGCAAAGCCCCAATGAGGGGTATGCACACATTCACCGCTGTTAATGTCAGTGATGCGTTATGGCTGGTGAAGCAAGCACTTGAAACTAGCGGTGTTGAAGTAGACACCCGAAACGGTAAAGCACTTGAGTTCCGTGAGCCTTGTGCGATTACTTACAATAACCCCTGCGAGCGGGTATTGTTCTATCCGCAACGCGACGCTAACCCTGTATTCCATTTTATGGAAAGCCTCTGGATGTTAGCGGGTCGTGAAGACCTTGAGTGGATCCAGCGTTATAATAAACGGATGGGTACTTATAGTGATAATGGTAAGACCCTCCAAGGTGCATATGGTTATAGATGGCGTAACTATTTCTATAAAGACCAATTAGACATAGCTGTTCATAGACTTATGACCTATGAAAACGATAGACGAACTGTTTTAGCTATGTGGGATCCTGAAGGTGATTTACGCAAGGATAATGAATGCAAAGATCACCCCTGTAATACGCATATATATTTCAGCGTTCGCGATAATAAGCTGGACATGACGGTATGCAACCGCAGTAATGATATGATCTGGGGTGCGCTGGGAGCTAACGCTGTCCATATGTCCATTCTGCAGGAATACATTGCGGCACGGATTGGCGCACAGGTGGGGATCTATACACAGTTCAGCAACAACCTCCACGCCTATGTGGAAGTGTTGGAGGGGCTTGATGGAATGACCCCTGACTATGATTCATATGCTACACGCATGATTAAACCTTCTCCATTGGTTGACGACATACTTACCTTTGATGAAGAGCTTGAGTGGTTTATGGAAGACCCCGAGAAACCTAGAGCATATGTTAACTCTGTTTTTAGCGAAGTGGCACAGCCTATGCACAGAATGTGGGTGGCATGGAAAGCAAAAGAAATTTTCCAAGCCATGGAACATTCTAAAGACATAAAGCCAGATGATTGGCATTTGGCGTGTTACGAATGGCTAGAACGGAGAAAAGACAAATGGATGGAAACTTTGTAAAACACGAAAGTCACGAGGCTTATATGACACGGCGTATGCGTGAGTTAGAGGAAGAGGAGTATCTTAAATTGGTTAGGAACGGTGAAATAGATGCCGATGATTACAGTGCCATTATCAATAAGGTGCTGGGTCTGGCTATGGAGGATGTTGAAGGGTTGCATATATCTGAGCAATCCTATGGCAACAGTTGGAAACAGCGCGGAGGCGTTGGTGCTTTTATGATGCTGGCTCGCAAATGGGACAGGCTTGAAAAGCAAGTGGCTGACTGGAATTATGATGTGTTCCAAACAGCAGAGGAAGACAGACGCGAGGAAGGCGTTTTAGATGATATACGCGACCTACGGCGTTATTTGTTTCTTGTTGAGGCTGAATTAAGGATGCGATTCGGTGACAAAGATGACCGACAACTCGAACTCGAAGTTGGATGAGCCTGTAGTTGCTGAGTGTGAGTGCAAGGGTGAGGTTAAACACCTCACCTTTCGCAACCTCAAAAACAAATGGCCTCATTGTTCATGTAACCAACCTATGAAAGTAAAAGCGGATGCAGTTCCCCTTGTTCACACCTCCGACTGAGTGGGTTATGCCTGATGGCTACCCCGACCTGTCGGACGCTAGAGAAATAGCGATTGACCTTGAAACACGCGACCCTAACCTAACTACGATGGGTAGTGGCTGGCCTCGTAAAGATGGCTATGTCATTGGGATTGCTGTAGCGGTAGAGGGCAAGGCTTGGTATTTCCCTATCCGTCATGAAAACGGCGGTAACTTTGATGCAAAGCAAACTCTGCGATGGCTCTCCAACATTGTTTCTGTTGAGCGCGATTACATTATGCACAATGCTATGTATGACCTCGGCTGGCTGTGGGCAGAAGGGATTGAGGTTAAAGGCCGTGTGATTGATACAATGATCGTAGCCGCCCTGCTTGATGAAAACAGGTTTAGTTACGCATTGAACGCACTTGGTAGGGATTACCTGAACGAACGCAAAAGCGAAAAAGACCTGTATGAAGCCGCTAACTCATTTGGTGTAAATGCTAAGAGTGAAATGTGGAAACTGCCAGCCCACTTTGTCGGGCAATACGCAGAACAGGATGCCGCACTTACGCTGAAACTGTGGCAACATTTCAAAGGGCTTATACTAAAAGAAGATATTGCTGATATTTTTGATTTAGAACTTAAAGTGTTAAAGGTCGTCTTTGCCATGCGTAAGAAGGGTGTGCGGGTAGACCTTGAAAAAGCAGAGCAGTTAAAAGAGTATCTGGAACGCGAAGAACAAAAGGTTCTAGCTGATGCGGGTGGGCAAGATATTGATATATGGGCGGCGGCGAGTATTGCTAAAGCCTTCGACGCTAATGGGCTGAAATACCCTAAAACGCCCAAATCAGGACAGCCTAGCTTCACTAAAAACTTTCTAGCCAACCATGCCCATGACTTGCCAAAGGCTGTGGTTCGAGCTCGAGAGCTGAATAAAGCCCGAACTACCTTTATAGACACTATACTGAAGCACCAACATAACGGTCGCATCCATGCTGAAGCACACAGTTTGAGAAGTGATGATGGCGGCACAGTTACAGGCCGCTTCAGTTACAGCAATCCTAATCTACAACAAGTGCCAGCACGGAACGCTGAGATTGGTCCGATGATTCGTGGCTTGTTTCTACCCGATGAAGGTGAATTGTGGGGGGCTTTTGATTACAGTAGCCAAGAACCACGCCTCGTTGTTCATTATGCCAGCCTACTGAAACTGCAAGGCGCACAAGAGTTTGCCGACCAGTATAACATTGATGCTAATACCGATTTCCACCAGATGGCGGCAAATATTGTGGGAGTGCCGCGCAAGCAAGCAAAAGACATTAACCTCGGCCTATTCTACGGGATGGGTAAGAATAAACTGGCTGAGCAGTTGGGTTTGGAGTTTGATGACGCTAAAGAATTATTTGCCGAGTATCATGGAAAAGTGCCATTCGTGCAACAGTTAGCTGATTATGTAATCCACCGTGCATCTAACAAAGGATTGATACGCACCCTGTTAGGACGCAAGTGTCGTTTTGATAAATGGGAGCCAAATGCGTATGGGACATACAAACCCATGTCTTATCAAGATGCTTACGCCGAGCATGGTCCGGCAATCAAAAGAGCATTCACATACAAAGCCTTAAATAGATTGATACAAGGCAGTGCCGCTGACCAAACTAAAGCGGCGATGGTTGCCCTGTATGAAGAGGGTATTACGCCTATGATTCAGGTTCATGATGAACTTGACATATCCGTTGCTGACCCTGATACTGGTGCAAAAATACAAGAAATAATGGAAACCTGTGTCAATATGCAAATCCCCAGCGTTGTGGATGCTGAGTTCGGTCCGAGCTGGGGTGAAGCTAAAAAGACATTTAGCGACAAACCATGGGCAAGAGGAATAAAAGATGGCGGGACGAAAATGCAAGACAACAACCAACATTAAAACATTGATGACAGCGTGGGATGCACAGTTCCTACTGCGCTACCATACTGTTCCAATGCAAGCAGAGAGGCAAACAGTGGGAGCACATTCATACGCAGTCAGTATATTGATTGACCAGTTATGGCCTGATAGTAGCAAACAGTTAATCATGGCGGCGTTGTATCACGATGTGCCTGAAATGGTGTTGGGTGATATCCCAGCAACGGCGAAATGGTCGTTCCCCGAAGTCCTGCAAGCCTTTGAAAAGGCTGAAAAGAAAGTGATGGACGACCTTGGATTGACTTTTGTCCTAACGCCAGAAGAAAAAAGCAGACTTAAGATGGCAGATATGCTTGAACTCGTGCTCTATTCCCATCGCCATTCTGCAGGAAGCGAGCAGATGAAAGTGATAATGCACACTGGCATCAATTATCTTTACAAAAAGTTCTCAGACTTACCTGACTTCGCACCTGTAAACGAAGTGCTAGTCCACCACAACCTTAGTGTGTGATTAAAAAGATAAATTAGGGGCTAACATTCTGTTAACTTACATACTATAGTTTACATAGGTTAATTGTAGAAAGGATAACCTATGTCACATTATAGTTGGGAAGATTACGAAGCAGAAATGTTTCTCTATGCCAAGTCTTATACCATTACCGAGTTCCTCGGTTGTGCCAAATACAAGACTATACCCTTTGACGACCTTGATTTATGTGCCGATACTTACAGGCAAATACGCCATGAGTCGCCTAACCGTAGGGTGCTTGTCTATGCTGTGTGCCATCCACCTAATCGTGCATTGCCTGTCAGCCTACCTATTGCCGAGCACCGCCTACCATGAACATTTTCTGGCTTTCCATGGATCTTGAGCAGTGTGCTCAAATGCACTGCAAAAACCACATTACCAAGATGCCGCTTGAGACCACGCAGATACTATCTACTGCTCACTGGCTAAACGGCAACGACGGTCCGTATATGCCCAACCATCAGCACCACCCATGCACGATATGGGCGGCGCAGACTGTAGAAAACTACAATATGACATGGAACTTAGGCTTTGAGTTATTCAAAGAGTTCCGCTATCGCCGTGGCAAACCGCACGGCTCCGAATCTATTTTCTTTAGTTTACGGTGTGCTCCACCAGCCCTTACAGCCCGAGGCTTTACCAAGTTCCCTCAGGCTATGCCTGTAGAGTATCACCATCATGATGTAGTCACAGCATACCGTGACTATTACCGTGGGGAAAAGCAACACCTCTTTGACTGGGAGTGTCGGCCTATCCCTGAATTTGTAGCAGACCTGTGTGCATAGGAGAAAGAAATGGACACAAATACTCACAAATCTGTAGCGATTGACATCCAAACCTACAACATTCTGTCTCAAATGGCTGAGGAAGAGTGCCGTAGTATTGCGATGCAAATCAAATGGCTCCTCAAAAACATTGGCAAGGAAAAAACCCTTCCATTAGCACTTCCTAGCCCTGAGGTGACGCCGATTAAAATGAAACCTAAAAGAGCTTTCAGTAGGATTATCACTACAGGAGCTTCAGCCGATATACTGGTGGCTTTCTACCTGAGCAGGGCGAGTATGTGCGGTAAGGATTTCCAAGACCAACCTGTAGATGACCCATCTAAAATCCTGTATTCGCTCGCTACACGCGGCGACCTTGTAAGGATTGGCAATGTGTCACCGTTCTACTACCAGATTACCCCTCAGGGTATTGACCGCGCTGAGCGCATTCTTAGAGCAAGGAGAGAAAACAATGGCTCGTAAGCAAAAATACACCGATCAGTTTATTCTTGATGTGCTAACCGCACGGAAGGAACAAAAGCTGACCCACAAAGAACTTAAGAAAAAGTTCAAACTCAGCCAAAACCAACTGAGTTATATCCTGTATTCCTTTAAAGAGGAATACTTACCATTCCCCCCAGATAAATCTGTGGTTGACAGTGGTCCAATTACCATGTCTGTTGATATGTTCAACAACAAAGCGCAGAAACATGAAGCCAGCTTGAGTTTATGGGAGCGCATTAAACGGTGGTTCTCATGAAGCCTGAGTGGGAAATCTACAAGGCTAATACCTCGGACTGCGGGGGAGCATTGTCGCTAACGGAAACCGATACAATATGGGTGCTCCACGGACCAATGCTCTCCAAACCGATGGTCTTTGAAGAACTGGAGGGGCTGTTCAATTATGTGCAGTCCTTCCATGAAAAACCTGTTAAGGAGCGCACCGTCACTAAGATGCGCTCTGGTGATTCCAGCACCCCCAAGCATCCTTACGATAGATCGGATGAGTATTGGGAGGCACAGGATGGAAAATAAAGAACAGTGGATCCGCGAAGCGGCGGCACAATCCACCAGCTGGAAAGACTTTGCCGAGCGGTTAGGCTATTCATACCAGACCGCTCGCGCATGGTCTATGCGATATAAACTGGATATTCCTGACGGTAGGGTGGGCAACCCCTCTGGTTCGCCCAAACAAGCCGAACGGAATCATGATATATGGCATAGGCGGTATAACCTCAAGGAAACGCTTCAGAGCATTGGTGAGCGTTATAACATCAGTCGGCAACGCGTCTTGGCTATTGCCAAGCGTGAAGCAAAAAGACTTGCCAAAGAGGTGTAAACCGCTATTATTAACTATGGCATTTAGTTTGTAGAAAGGAGCTTGCCATGATTGATGAACCACAAACCATGGATCACTTCAGCAAAGTTGGTGCTGATGTTGAGTCTGTAGCGCGGGACATTTATACATTAGCTCGTATGTATGCTGAGGTATCCTTGTTCCACACTTATGTAAAAGCACGGTATCCTGATGTGCATCGGGAAGCCATGCTGTTCGTTGAAGAACACATAATGGAAAACGGCGGGGTGACCAATGACCAGTCTCTCCAAGCCTAATATTGTAACTGATGGGCTACCGCGTCATGGTAGCCCACAGGATCGTGGCAGTGCTGATGCTTATTACGGCCGACGTTTTGAACCTCATTACTATGTGGGTAGAACCTACGGCAGTGAGCGGATTGAACAAAGCTCTATGACACCAGCACAAATTGAGGAGTATCGTTATGGATACGAAAACGAAGAAGACCGTAAAGACTGGGGTGTCCCTGATCGGTCTGCATATTATGACAGCGACCCCGAGGAGGAATAAATGGATAAACAAGATTTGGAACGCACTCCAGACCTTCTGGAGCAGATAGTTTGTTATGACTGGATGAGCCCAACGCTCGTAGAATGCGAAGCGTTTGGCATTAGTGATAACCTCCATGCTCGAATCTCTTTCCATAAAGAAAAAGGTGCGGTATGGATTATTGATCGTAATAAACTCACCATTCGGTCATGGCCTGAATTAGACCATGCCGAAGTGTTTGAGTTAGTCAGGTAAGAGGGGCGCAGACAATTAACCTTTCTGGGCGGGGTGCATAGGGTTCGACCTCGTCCTAGCGTTGCACGACGCGGAACACAAGGCCGTGGATCTCTAACCATCCTGTCCCTCGTTCATGTTTGTAAAGCAGGATGCGGTGAGCATAAGTAGGGTCTGCCTTAAATCATTGCCTACAAATCCACGGAACACCCTTTTTTATCTTTGAGCATTTAGTGTTTGCTTTCAAGCACTCACACTTTAATATTAAACTATAACCTTAACTCGCAGAAAGGAGTCTAACATGGTTATCGGTGGTTATTCATTAACAGACAGTGGCGACACAGTCACTGTAATGGCACATGAAGCAGGGTGGGAATTCACCTTGTATGATGATGCCGCTGAAATATTCCGGTGTGAATGGAAAATATGGCAACTCAAAACTGCTGACAGTTTTGAGGATTTCATTTACGCCCATGATTACAACTTGCTTTTCCAATAGGAGGTAACAATGAATACTGAAACAACACTTTCACCAGCCGAGTTTGCAACACAACTCGCTCATTTCAGCGGCACCGATTATCTGCGCCGTTATGACCTTCCCCTTACCAAGCAGATGGTATATACGAACGGTGTGCAGTTCTTTGCTGATAACTGCGGCGGTGGAGCCTACTGGTTTTTAGATATTGTTGCAACATCGATCAATGATCTCAATGAAGAGTTCGTCGTTGTTAAACTTATTGTTGAAGACGGTAAGGCACTTATTACTGCCGATGATGGTGACGGTAATGTTTTCTGGAAACGCGACATTAACTACACCGATGCGTTTGATGGGGAGTGGAAGTTCTACCTCATTGATGGCACGATGTTACTACCGCAGGAGTATTGATATGGCACGATACAGCGCACAAATCTATATGCACGGCAGTCACGGTCAATGGCTGACGCCCATATACCCACGGATCTCCGACATTGCTCGGTATCTGCGTAAAGCATTTGATGCAAAATTATTTGAGCATCACGATGAAACACAAATCAAAGAAGTGGTGGTGATCAAAGGGTCGTTTCGCAAAATGCCCACCATCCACGGTTATTACGACTGGGATGGCTACAGGTTGAAGCTGGATAAAAGTAAACCAGCAGACCTACACAATTTACTTTACGGATTAGGAGATTGATTATGGGTAAAGTGAAAGCATGGCTGATGGATCAGCAAGAAGAAGTGCAATTCCAGTTCATAGAAGGCGAGATTGATGCTCGCCTCTGTGCAACGAAATTAGCACATCTTGGGATGGAGCCTGATGACATTGAATCATGGATTGATGATGTCACGGCTGAGCGAGCACGGCGGCTCACCGATAAGGTATTGGAAACAACCACTAATCTCGGTCTCCCAAATTGAGGCTTGCAGGATTGGATAAGATGGGTAACGATAACAGTGTAAGAAGACTACTTACTCATTTTTCCTCCTCCCTTAGAAGGCGGTCACTTCGGTGGCCGTCTTTTTTGTCGTCGGGAAGTAAAAGACCAACTTCCCAAACTCTCACACCTTATTATATAAGGGTAGCCAATGGTGGCTACATCAACTAACGGAGGTAGCAATGGCTACAGATTTCTTACAACAAGTGCAATCCGTCATGGAAGGCCGTTTTATGCACGACCCTGTGCTGACCGAAAATGTTGCATCAGTTGATGTGTGGGACGACGAATACATTGTCGTCAGTGAAATACAAATACCACAAGAGGTAGGCACTATATCGCATTACCTGATGGTGCATGGTGCATATGATAGTGATGGTTTTGACTTTTGCCGCAAGATTATCCATGCTGAACATCCCTCTCACCAAAGGGCAATCCTTAGTTACATCGGTGAAATAGCGGAGCAACTTGTTCAGATGTTTCAGTCATGATTCTACTTTCCATTCTAGGTGTGATAGGTCTACTCGTCATCCTGCTCATTTTGGACTGACAACAATGTTATCAAGACGAACAAAAAAGGCTACTTCCTGCCCCCTCACACCTTATTATATAAGGGTAGGCAGTAGCCTACGGAGTCAACCAACGGAGGTAACAATGTCCAAGACTTATTACGCAAAACCTGTTGACGGTTGCGAGGAGTGCGAACTGCTCGTTGACCTACACGGCGACGAAGCCACCGCTTGTAACGAGTGCGTGGAATACGGCGAAGCCGAACTTGTTGAAATTAACCCATCTAACTAACGGAGGTAACAATGGGACTTGATCAAAACGCTTATATCAACGCCACTGAAACATCTGAACAAGATGACAAAGGCAACACTTGGGTCAGCATTAACAGCGACCGCGATTTCTACTGGCGCAAACACAGTCGCCTTCAAGAGTTTATGGAAAAACTCTGGGAGCAAAAAACTGGCGAATCTGCCATAGAACTCAACTGCTCTAACCTAGAGCTCGACCTTGACGACATCAAAGCCCTATGGGAAGCCGTGCAAAACAACTTCGCCGAACACGAATGTCACGGTGGGTTCTTCTACGGCCACGAATTTCAAGAGGAGCAAGCCAATCGCTACCTAGAACAAGACACAGAGTTCTGTAGTGCCGCTACACTCGCTCTGGAAAAAGGGCAAAAAGTCATCTACACTTGCTGGTGGTAATCATGGAAATGGCTCTAATCGCACTAGCCGTGCTTCTTCTATCACCACTCTAAAACCAATAACCATTCACAAAAGGCAGGGGGTCATGGTCAACCGATCATGGCTCTCTGGTGATATTGGGACACTTTTATATATAGTAGGTAAAATGAAATCACGAGTGATGTGATCGATCGGATATTACAATATACGATATCTGGCTATCTAACAAAAACAATGCTTTAATGTGAGTAATGTGATATTATGATTAAAACTTTGAGCCCCTACGCGAGCTTGGAGATTACACTTTTAGAAAAGAGTCGATTTCTATTGCGGTTACTATTATAGGAAAGTAGACTGTTGTTATGCCGAAAGCGAAAGTTACACACAAGAATACTCTGGACGTTGTTGCTAACCCTCGGGTGGAAGTAGGGCTGACACCCAAGCAAGAAAAGTTTGCAATGATTTACGCAACAGAGGAAGTTACGCAAACTGAGGCCGCACTTCGCGCTGGCTACGCAGAGTCCAATGCACACGCCATCGCAAGCCGTATGTTGAACGGACGGGACTACCCCCAAGTTTTGGAACGCATACGCGATATCAAGAATGAACTGCAACACAAGTTTGAAGTCACCTTTGAAAGCCATGTAAAGAAGCTGGCAGAGATAAGAGACCAAGCGTTGCAGAATGGGAACTACGCCGCCGCTGTCACTGCTGAAAAGTCACGAGGCCAAGCCGCAGGACTTTACATTGACCGCAAGGAAATCCTCATGGGCAAGATAGACCAGATGGATCGCAATGAGGTTATGGCAGAGATCAGGCGCATACAGCAAGAGTTCCCCCAACTTGTAGAAGCGACCCAGCCCACCATAGATGCGAACTTCCAAGAAATAGAAGTTCATCCAAGTGCCAACACCGAAACCTGAGTCTAAATTATGGAAAGCCCTACGGGACGGAACACGCCACCTAAACGTCCATTGGGTAAGGATGGAGTCATGGGCGAGTCCAGGCGTCCCTGACGTCAACGGTTGCGCGAATGGCAAGGACTTCTGGGTAGAGTTAAAGGTTCTTACGACAAAGTCCGACAAGAAGTTCCCTAAGTGGCGTCCTCATCAAATAGCATGGCAGACCTCAAGAACTGATGTTGGTGGATGCGTTTGGAACTTGGTTCATCATCCTTCGTCCCAGAGCCTATTGTTTATGGATGGACGCTACCTTGCAAAGAGATTGATTGATAATGATCCAACATACGATTACAGGATGGAGTGGCCGAGGGACAAAGATGGATGGGCAGAGGTCCTCGATAGATTGATGAAGAGCGACGAAGAGTGATCAGTGGCTCCTCGTTCGTCGTCCATCGCGGCTGAAATCATGTGAAGTCGTGAGAGGTCCATGGACTTCTGCCGTTCTACCCGCCGACATCTTTCTTTATCATTATGACAATTTAGGGGTTTACATAGGAAGGTCAATTTGCTACTCTATAAGGGTAGCCAGCAATGGTGCTGGACTCGCAAGTTCGTAGAAAGGAACTTATCATGGCTAAAGCAGTCACTAAAAAAGTCGCTCAGGAAATCACTTTTGCAGGCATCAATGAACTGCCTGATGAGCGCAAGCGCGAAGGCGTTACGGCCGAGGACATTTTTAAGTTTGTCCAGGAACACGCTGGCGGGAATCCTAATAATGTAGGCGTCCGCATTGTAGCCGACGTTGACCCAAAGGCGGAACAGCCATTCCCCTTTGAAAGCAAGCGGACCTTGTATGACGCAGACGGTTCACCTAAGTCTGTCCTGCGTGGCAAGGTAGTCTGGCAGTTGATCAACTCCGGTAAGGAAACGGTCACCCTGCAGGATGTCGACATGGCTCACCGCTCAATTAAGGCGCGTCGCTTCCATGCTTTGCTTGACGCTCTTAACGGCGGACAGTCAGCCAGCGCGAAAGCGACATGGGGCAAAAACTTCGTGGAGCTTTATGTCATTCCGGCATAAGCCACTCCACCTCCAACGAGGGCGACCTTCGGGTCGCCCTTTTTTTATTTGATGGATTGATTGATTGACAAAGAGTGACGAAGATGAATCTCTTATCGGTATACATGAGCATATAAGATAGATAGATGGATAAGTCCCCTTTGGATATTGGACGATCTCTCTTTCGTATACACTCATATGAATACGAAAGACCGTCATGAACTCTTGTGAAATCACGCGACTTCCCATGTTATCACAGTGACAATTTTGCACTGGCAAGACGCGGCGGCGGCTGGCAATGTAAACCCCTAACCACAAACAAGGGAGTTTGCTATGCTTATTATCGTTACCTATGGTTATTTAATGTTGGCTGGTATCTTTTTAATGTTTACCAGTGTGGACACATTTAATATCCCAACCCTCCACCATTACATTAGCGCATTGCTATTTATTATTGGCCTGTCCAGTTTTATGGTCGGCTATATTGGCGCATGGCGGCACAAATGATTGCGCTGGTTTTTGGTAGTGTGGCGGCGTTGCTAATAATTATTTTGGCAATACTGTAAAAAAGGGGTTTACAAACATATTAAACCTGTGGCATAAAATAGGGGCGGGGCAATGGTGCTACCGCACATTAACTAAAAAGGGGTTAACAATGGTTAACAAAACAACACAAGCGGCACAGGCTTTTAACGGTGCAAACGGTGCTAAAAACGCGGTTAGCGTTGCGGCAATGGCGGCCTTTATTAAGGCCAACGGTTTAGGCAATGTGGGCTTGCAATTAACGCCAGCCGCACTTGCCAACGGCACTTTGTTTGGCGGCGGCGCAATGTGGCGCACCATGCAACCAAACAAGGCTGGCAACATTAGCGCACGCGGCCTTATTTTATGGGCGTGCGTTAACGGTGTGCCAACCACAACCGCCAACGGTGTTACCGTTTACAACGTGCCAGCCATTAGCACAAAATTGCCAACCAGCATTGGCAAGCCTGTGCCATTGGCGGCAATACAGGCGGCGCACCAACATTGGGCGGCTAGTGTGTTTGCCAATGTTAATGCGGCGGCTGGCACGGCAACCAACCAAAATGCTGTGGCGGCTGTGCTTAATGGCGGCTTTAACTACAGCGCACAAACCGCTAACACATACGGCACAGCCTATGGCAACCTAGTGCTTATGGGCTAACCCCTAGCGGCTGGCGGTGTTACCTACCGCCAGCCGCACAACCGCCGCCTATGGGTCCCCAGCGGCGTTTTAGGCTATGTGGCAAAAATGCCACACCCCCAACCCCCCTTTGACAGACGAGTGGTGTATATGCGTAGGCGTATACACGGTTCTTTCGACATCGTTAGTACCGAGATAATTATTCGCGTACCCCCACCCCCCTTTTTTGAAATATGAGTTATAGGTTCATTGCCCCTCAGAAATTTTTATACTATTTTGAATTCATGAACAGAGATCCAGAATATGTGGGCGTTACGACCAGTGAAGATGGCGATATAGCTTTGACCTTGTTTTATGAGGATGGGCATACGCATTACATATATTTGGAAGAGAGCGATTTATGTAGTTTGATTGCTTGTTTGATGTTGGCTGTAGGACATGACCCATGCCAGACGCTCCATTGACTATTCCTGAAGATGTGTTGAAGCAGTATGCTCGTTTGCTTGAAAAGAGTGGACAGTATGCTTCGAGTGATCGCGCGAGGAAGGATTTTATGGCTTATACCAAAACGGTATGGCCTGAGTTTATTGAGGGGAATCACCATAAGGTGATGGCGCAGAAGTTTAATGGATTGGCGGATGGCAGTATTAAGCGGTTGATAGTGAATATGCCACCGCGACATACGAAGTCGGAGTTTGCCAGTTATTTGTTGCCGAGTTGGTTGATGGGATTGAACCCTAAGTTAAAGATTATTCAGGCGACGCATACAGGTGAATTGGCGGTGAGGTTTGGACGTAAGGTGCGTAACCTTATGAACAGTAACGAATACTCTCTGGTCTTTCCGGATGTAAAGTTGCGGCAGGATAGTAGTGCGGCGGGTAGATGGGAGACCCATGCTGGTGGCGAATATTTTGCGGCTGGTGTTGGAGGAGCGATTACTGGTCGTGGTGCGGATTTGATGATTATTGATGATCCGCACTCGGAGCAGGATGCGTTATCCCCTGCGGCATTGGAGAATGCGTATGAGTGGTATACTTCTGGTCCACGCCAGCGTTTGCAACCTGGAGGAGCGATTGTAATTGTGATGACGCGATGGTCCGAGATAGATTTGACGGGTAAGTTGTTGAAGCAACAGGCTCGCGATGTATTGGCAGACCAGTGGGAGGTGGTTGAGTTTCCGGCGTTATTGGATGATGATAAGGTTTTGTGGCCGGAGTTTTGGAAAAAGGATGAGTTGTTAAAGGTTAAGGCTTCTTTGTCTGTTGGCAAGTGGGAAGCGCAGTGGCAACAGAATCCTACTTCTGAGACGAGTGCTATATTGAAGCGTGATTGGTGGCAGAAGTGGGAAAAGGAAGATATCCCGCCGCTGAGTTATGTGATGCAGTCTTATGATACGGCGTTTAGTAAACAGACGAATGCTGATTTTAGTGCTATAACCACATGGGGTGTGTTTTATCCTAAGGAGGGAGAACCACCAAACATTATTCTGTGTGATGCGCGGCGTGGCCGATGGGATTTCCCTGAGTTGCGGCGTATTGCAATGGAGGAATATAATTATTGGGATCCGGAATGTGTGTTGATTGAGGCCAAGGCGAGTGGTATGCCGTTGACGCAAGAGTTACGCAGTATGGGTATTCCGGTGCAGAATTATAGCCCGTCCAGAGGGAATGATAAATACACAAGAGTAAACTCCATTGCGCCTCTCCTTGAATCTGGGTTAGTATGGGCTCCAGATACACGATGGGCGGAAGAAGTCATAGAGGAGTGTGCGGCGTTTCCGGCTGGCGAAAATGATGATTTCGTTGACACGGTAACACAGGCTCTCCGACGGTTTCGCGAAGGCGGGTTTATACAGCACCCAGAGGATTATGACGATTATGTTGAAGGTCCACCAAGAAAACAAATCTATTACGGATAAATTAGATGATTTGAAAAAGGCTGTGCAGTTAGCTCAGCAGAGCCTTGCCCCCAAGCCCATTTTCCGCGTAATTCAAGGGGGGAAAGCGAATGGCTAGAAAACCTAGTGCCTATAATAATATTGAACGTGAATTCACATTGGTTGGGCAAACTTTGCCTGATGATGATTTAGAGGTGGATATTCCTGCCCCTGCCCCCGAACCAAGTTTCGATGGTATGGAAATGTCGCGTATGGAAGATGGCTCAGTAGAATTTGCGGAGCCTGAAACTGCTTCTGTTGAAGATATGGGCTTTGGCAGTAACCTTGCTGAGAGTGTAAATGATGATGAATTAGTCGCTATATCTAGTATGGTGCTAGAAAAAGTAGATGAGGATAATTCGTCGCGCAAAGAGTGGATCAGTACTTACACTAAAGGACTCGACCTTTTAGGGCTTAAATACGATAACCGCACCGAACCCTTTGCAGGGGCTACTGGCGTTATCCACCCAATGCTGAACGAGGCCGTTAGCCAATTCCAAAGCCAAGCCTATAAAGAATTATTGCCGCCGAGTGGTCCAGTGCGGACACAAGTGCTGGGCGATACTAGCCCTGACCTAGAAAAACAGGCAGACCGCATTAAAGATTACATGAATTACCAGATTGTTCATGTAATGGATGAATACGATGCTGAATTTGACCAAATGCTTTACTATTTGGGGCTTTGCGGTAGCGCATTTAAGAAAGTGTATAAAGACCCACAGCTCGGGCGTCAGGTTAGTAAGTTTGTAATGGCTGAAGATATGCTGGTTCCGTATAATGCTACGGATTTAGCGAGTTCTGAGCGTGTTACACACATCATAAAAATGTCCCCAAATGAGCTACGCAAGCTCCAAATTAGCGGTTTTTACCGTGATATTGATGTAGAAGCAGGGGAGGGTGATTATAGTGAGCTGGATGATACTAAAGAACAGCTTTCTGGTATGGAGAGGGCAGGGGATAATGAAGAAATCACCCTGTATGAGTGCCATTGTTACCTAGATTTAGAAGATTTCCCCGACCAAGACGAGTCTGGCGAGGCTACAGGGGTAAAATTGCCGTATATTGTAACGGTTTCCGCAGATTCTGGCGAAGTGCTGTCAATTTACCGCAACTACGCGGAAGATGACCCAAATAAGCGCAAAAAGCAGTATTTTGTCCATTATATGTTCACTCCAGGATTAGGGTTTTACGGTAATGGTTTGATCCATTTGCTTGGTAATTTGTCCCGTACAGCTACCGCTAACCTACGCCAACTGGTAGATGCTGGCACATTAGCCAATATGCCAGCTGGATTTAAGGCTAGAGGGCTACGGATACGAGATGACGACCAGCCCCTTCAGCCTGGAGAGTGGCGCGACGTCGATGTGGTTGGGACAGAGCTACGCGGCTCGCTCTTGCCTTTGCCCTACAAAGAGCCTAGCGCGACTCTGTTCCAACTCCTCGGTTTTGTAGTTAATGCGGCGCAGAAATTTGTAGGCACTACAGATATTGGCACAGGTAATATCCAAAATACGGAAATGCCTGTAGGCACAACAGTCGCCCTTATGGAACGCGGTAGCCGTATTATGTCAGCGGTGCATAAGCGGCTGTATAACGCAATGAAGCAAGAGTTCAAACTGCTTGCGGAAATTATTTCGCTTGAGGGTGGTGATTACCCTTACAATGTTACTAATAACCAGCAGGGTTTGAAACAGTCTGACTTTGATGGTCGTATTGATATTGTTCCAGTAGCCAACCCTAACATCTTTAGTATGTCACAGCGGGTAAGTCTGGCGCAGGAGCAGTTGAAACTAGCGATGGCACAGCCTCAGCTTCATAACCAGTATGAGGCTTACCGCCGTGTGTATACCGCGCTTGGCGTAGACAATATTGAGCAAATCTTGCCGCCACCACAACAGCCTACTCCGATGGGTCCGGCACAGGAAAACGGCATTTTGCAACTTGCTTTGTCTGGGCGGCAACAAATACAAGCCTTCCCACAGCAAGACCATGATGCCCATATCCAAGCGCATTTAGCGTATATGTCAAGTATGGTAGTGCGTGGAAACCCCGCCGCGCTTCAGCTTTTGCAAACGCATATTTTTGAGCATATCGGTATGAAGGCTAAAATGGTGCATGACCAGCAAATGATGCAGGATCCAAACGCCCAACAACAGCCGCCAGAAATGCACGAAGCAATGGTAGCGCAAATTGAAACGCAGTTGATTACTGAATACCTCCAGCAAGAGCAACAGGTATTGGGCGGTGGTCAGCAAGACCCATTGGTTGACCTCAAGCAACAGGAACTTCAGTTGCGCCAGCAAGAGCAAATGCAACAGGCACAGCAAGACCAAATGGAGCTTGAGTTTAATAGGCAAAAAGCCAATGAACAGGCGGCTATTGCCCGTGAGCGTATTGAAAGCACTGAGGATATTGCCGCTATGCGAGCGCAAATTGCTATGCAACGCAGTATGAATAGAGGAGGCTAGTAGTGGCTGATATTGGTGCTGAAGTAGGTGATAAGGATTTTGGTGCTAATACCACAGCATCAGACACAGGCTACACTGGCGGCAACCAAGAACAAACAGGTGGCAGGTCTTCTGACGACAAAGTATTAGGTTATGTGCAAGACCAAATGGCTCGGGCAAAAGCTCGGGGCATCAATATCGGTGGTAGCACTTTCCAAAATATGCTCGCCGCTGGGATGATTCAAAACAATTTAATTGATGGCATTGGTGGTAATGATTATTATAACAACCCCGAAGTTCAACAATTTGTGCAGAAATTTACCCCTACAGGTCAGTATTTAGACCCTTTTGGCAATATTGCGTATACCTCGCCTATGTCTTTTGCCAACACGATGCTTCAAAACTATGCGAACTTTAGTCCATATCATACTCTCCAACAAAATCTTCTTAAGCGTATGATTCCTGGAGAAACAACGCCTTTGGGTATTTTATCAGTTGTCCCTAGCGCGATGGGCATAGATAAAGGACTTGCCAGTGCTATTTCAATCGGCAACCAAATTGCTGGTAAATTGGGTTGGGGTTTGGATAAACCACCCGAAAACAAACCAGAAAATAAACCTAAAACAGATGAAGAATTAAATACAATCGCTTCTAAATACACCAGTATGTCACCAGATGAAGTGACAGGGTATATTAGAAGTGTTGCACAGGAATCTTTAACGAATAAACAGAAGCCTTAAGGAGACTAGCATGGCTGATGATATGAGAATGGAAGAGTTAATGGAACTGCGGCGCAATGCTGTAGAAAACGACGACATGGATAAGATTATTGAGATCGATGCTGAGTTGTTCCAGGAGTATGGTGTGAAGCCTGATAAAAAATCAAAAGGTGGCATGGCTCGTAAAAAGTATATGGGCGGCGGTATGGTTCGCAAAGGCTACAAAAAAGGTGGCATGGCAAAAGGCAAAAAGTCAAGCTCTTGTCGCGGTGGCGGTAAGGCGATGCGCGGCACTAAGTTTAAGGGTGTCCGTTAATGCCTGTAACCGTAGAACAATTTCTGCGGTGGAAGATCCTGCCTCGTTTTATGATGCTGGTTAGTACGGCTATGTCGTGGCGGTGCGCTGAGTGGTTTATGTCATTAGAAGACCCTAGTGCGCCGCAATCTGCTTTTGTTTCTGTTGTCATGGGCGTTATGACGGGCGTTTTTGGCATATGGATGGGTCATGAGCATAAATCAGTAGAGGTCAAACCTGTTGATAAAAAATGATCCATGCGTTTTTACTGGTTGTGCTATTAGGTGGAAAGGTGCAGAGCCAAGATATGTATTTTCGGTCTATTGATGACTGTAATTACTTTGCGGCTAGGGTAGTAAAACGATACGGTAATTATGGAAGTATCAGTGGCGTTCCTGCAGAGCATAGGGCTACCGCATATTGCAAACCAGTAAGGATAGACAGTAACAAAGTGGAAGTGTATTAAACGGAGTAGGGTATGTTACAAGCACTAATCGGTCCAGTTACAGGTATACTGGATAAATTTATTGAAGACAAAGATGCCAAAAACGCTATGGCGCATGAAATTGCGACTATGGCAGAAAAAGCCGCACATGAAGCGGCGATGGCACAGGTTGAAGTCAACAAAATGGAAGCACAGCACCGCAGTTTGTTTGTGGCGGGGTGGCGTCCTTTCATTGGTTGGACGTGCGGTATCGCGTTAGCCTACCATTTTGTGCTAAATCCATTGATTTTGTTTGGTGTATCATGGGCAGGAGTGGAAATACCCGCTTTACCTGAGTTTGATATGAGCTCTCTTATGACTGTTTTGATGGGTATGCTTGGCTTGGGTGGCCTCCGCACATTCGAAAAAGTGAAAAAGGTCACAAAATAGAATGTCAGACCTTTACATTCATGAAAAACTCCTTAATATAATTAGGGAACGGAAAGAGCTCATTGGACAACAAATAATTGAAGGCCAAATTGAGGATTTTTCCGCATTCAAGGAACTGCGAGCGCGTCTTGCAGAGCTTGCTAACATTGAACAGGAGCTTTTAGCCCTGCTAAAAAAGGTGGATCATGACTAGCACCCTCTATGTACCTGAGTACATTGCAAAAGCTCAAGAAGCTAAAAAGAAACAAGAAGAAAACTCCCCAACAACCCCTGCCATGGAAAAAATGCCTCAGCCTACTGGCTGGCGTATTCTTATTTTGCCCTTTAAGGGTAAGAAAAAGACCGAAGGCGGTGTTTACCTCCCAGACCAAGCGGTTGAACGTGAAGCACTAGCTACAGTATGTGGTTATGTGATGAAAGTTGGTCCGTTGGCGTATAAAGACCCTGATAAATTCGGGGAAACTGGTGCGTGGTGTGCGGAAGGTGATTGGGTGATATTCGGCAGATATGCCGGAAGTCGTTTTAAGATCGATGGCGGCGAAGTCCGCTTGCTTAATGACGACGAGATCTTAGCCAAGATCAACAACCCAGAAGATATTCTGCATACATAACAGGAGTAAGTTATGCAAGAAGATGTAAAGGAAGAACTTGAGGATACCGTAGAGGTAGAACTTGAGGATTCTGCGGAAGCCGATGAAAAGGTAGAAGCAAAAGCGGAAGCCGCCCCCGATAGTGGTGATGAAGCTTCCGAAGATGACCTTGAGGGCTATAGTGACAAGGTCAAAAAACGCATTGAAAAGCTAACCTATAAAATGCGTGAAGCTGAACGCCGTGAAAAAGCGGCTACTGATTATGCTAAATCAGTTCAGCAACAGATGGAAGATTTAAAAACACGGTCAAGTAAAATTGATGAGTCTTACCTAACTGAGTATGACCAGCGTGTTTCTACCCAAGAAGAGATTCTTAAAACCAAACTTACTAATGCTATCAACATGGGCGATGTTGATGCACAAATTGAGGCTCAGAAACAGTTGGCTAAACTGGCTATTGAGTCAGAGCGGCTTACTGTTGCAAAAGCTGAGTATGAAGAACGTAAAACTAAGCCAGCTGAAGCAAAACCAGAGCAACAGGCACAGCAACAACCCGCACAGCCTGACCCTAAAGCACAGGCTTGGGCTCGTAAAAATGAGTGGTTTGGTCAAGATGAGCCAATGACACTTACAGCATTTAGTATTCATAAACGCTTGGTAGAGTCAGAATATTTTGACCCTACAAGTGATGAGTACTATCAGGAATTAGATCGGCGTATGCGCGAAGAGTTTCCCCATAAATTTGAGGAAAACAGGGCATCACAGCCGTCTAATGCACGATCACCAGTAGCACCAGCGTCACGGTCGGCTGGGAAGGTTTCTAGCAAAAAAATCAAGCTAAGTCCTTCACAGGTTGCCATAGCTGATAAACTTGGTGTAAGTTATGAACAATACGCGAAGCAACTTGCTCGCCTTAATTCGTGAAGGAATAGATCATGGATCGTACCCCACGCACAGCACAAACTCGTGAGAAAGACTCACGCCGCAAACCTTGGCAACCTCCATCCACACTGGATGCACCCCCAGCTCCGGAAGGATACATTCATCGTTGGATCCGTGAATCAGTCATGGGTCAGGACGATAAAAAGAACCTTTCGGCTCGCCTACGCGAAGGCTTTGATCTTGTTCGCGCAGATGAGTTCCCTGACTTTGAATCCCCTACCATCCAAGACGGTAAACACGCGGGGGTTATTGGAGTTGGCGGTCTACTCTTAGCTCGTTTCCCAATCGAGTCAAAAGAAGAGCGTGATGCTTATTTCCGTGGTAAAACCGCGGATCAAATGCAAGCGGTCGACAATGACTTAATGCGGGAAGAGCATAGTTCAATGCCTATCCTTAAACCAGATAGGCAATCCCGTGTAACTTTCGGGGCTAAAGGTGGCTCCGATAACTAGAAGGAATCTAAAGCATGGCTAATATCGATGCGGCTTTCGGACTTCGTCCGTATAAGATGCTCGGAGCTGGTGCAAATACCAACGGTATGATGACCTTCAAAATCCAGACTGCGGGAACAGCTGGAACTTCCTCTGTGATTTATCAGGGTAGCCCAGTTATTCCCCTTGCCAATGGTCTTGTGGATATTGTAGGTGCGGCTAACGGTGGTACTGTAGCATTGCTCGGTGCATTTATGGGTTGTGAGTACATCGCTCTTGATGGAACTCCTACCTTCACTAACAAGTGGCCTGGAACTGCCTCTGTAAAGAGCGGTACTGAAGCAACTTGTACCATTGCGGCACATCCTGATCAGCTTTTCTTGATCAATTGTGATGCGGCGGCAACTCAGGCGGCTGTTAACGCAAACGCTAACTTCGCAACAGCAACTTCTGGTGACGCGACTTCTGGTATTTCCAGCGCAGAACTGGCTGTTTCTACTGCGGCTACAACAGCTACTCTCAATATGCGTATTGTCGGTTATGAAGATTCTCCTTCAAACGACGATGCGACTGTAGCTGGTCGGTTGGCGATTGTGAAGTTGAACAACCACTTCTACAACACCAGCACAGGTATTTAAGGAGGCTCTCTGATGGCTATTTCTAGAAGTCAACTGCTGAAAGAGCTTGAGCCTGGACTTAACGCTCTGTTTGGCATGGAATACGATCGTTACGACAACGAACACGCCGAAATCTACGAAACCGAAAATTCTGATCGGGCTTTCGAAGAAGAGGTAATGCTCGCTGGCTTCGGTCAAGCTCCAACTAAAGGTGAAGGTGCGGCAGTATCATACGATACCGCAAACGAAGCCTTCACATCTCGCTACACCCATGAAACAATCGCACTGGCGTTTGCTATCACTGAGGAAGCTGTTGAGGATAACCTCTACGACCGCCTCAGCTCACGCTACACTCGTGCGCTTGCTCGTTCAATGGCGAATACTAAGCAAGTTAAAGCGGCGGCTGTTCTTAACAACGCCTTTAACTCTAACTTCGCTATTGGTGACGGTGTAGAATTGTGTGCAACAAATCACCCAACCACAGGTGGTGGTACATTCCGGAATGAGCTGACAACTGCGGCTGATCTCAACGAAACTTCGCTTGAGCAGTCACTGATTGACATCTCTAACTTCATCGACGAGCGCGGCCTTAAAATCGCTCTGCGTGGTATGAAGTTGATCATTCCTACCAACCTCCAGTTTGTGGCTGAGCGTTTGATGGCTACTAATCTGCGTCCTGGAACTGCAGATAACGACACCAACGCTATCCGTAACATGGGTATGCTTCCTGACGGTTATGTGGTTAACCACTTCCTGACCGACACAGACGCATTCTTCATTAAGACGGATGCACCAAACGGCTTTAAGCACTTTGTTCGTTCGCCAATCCAAAACAGCATGGAAGGCGATTTTGAAACAGGCAATGTGCGCTACAAAGCTCGTGAGCGTTACAGCTTCGGTGTTTCAGACCCTCGTTGTGTGTTTGGTTCTCCTGGAGCTTAACCCACAAACATCAAATAAAGAGAAGGGAGGCTTGTGCCTCCCTTCTTTTTTGAGTAAAGTAATGTTATCCCTGACAGTCGCATGGTGCGGCTGACACTAGCCACGACAGGAGATCCAAATGGCTCGTACAACTTTTTCAGGTCCAGTAAAGACAAACACTGCTTTCTGGCTAAACCCAATCCTTTTTGCAGACCTACCAACTGCCTCAGCCGATAACGAAGGGTACGTTTATTATGTATCAAATGCTCGTAAGGTTGCTGAAGGGGCTGGCGCGGGTACAGGAAACCTTGTGTTTTCAGATGGTTCTAACTGGATCCGTGTAGACACTGGCGCGACAGCTACCGCTTAGTAGGAGGCTGTTATGGCTGGATCTGATGTAAAAGCAAAACGCTTGACAGCCACTGGCTCGGCTAGTGTTGGTCCTGCGCGTATTCGTCAGATACAAGTTCTCACGACAACAGGAGCTCCGCGTTTAACCATTACTGATGGTAATGGTGGCGCGACGGTACTTGATCTTGATTTTCTTGCATCTGATTCACACTCAGTGAACATACCAGCGGAAGGCATAAGGGTAGAAGATATTTATGTTTCTGCCTTTACAGCCATAACTGCGCTGACAGTGTTCTATAACTAAAGGAGACTCGAATGGCTCGTGAAGTAAGCTCTATCTCACGTGTAGGAACTTCCGAACCGTTCGAGCTTCAAGTTGCTCGTGGGCAAATATCCTTCCATAAAACTGTTTTTAAGTTTGGTTACAACGCTGTTGTTGGAGCCACTAAGGAAACTATTTGGGAACAAGGCGGTTTATACGCTTATCCCGCATCAGCCACAGTAATGACTATATCAAGCAGTTCAGCTAATGATACTGCCGCAGGAACTGGTGCAAGAACAGTAGAAGTTTTTGGCCTAGACGCCGATTACAACGAAATAAACGAAGTTGTCACCTTAAATGGACAAACGGCTGTTAATACCACACAATCTTATTTTCGTATAAATCGCGGCATTGTTCGCAGTGCTGGCAGTGGTGGCGCAAACGCTGGCACAATTTACGCAGGAACAGGCACAGTGACCGCTGGAGTTCCCGCTAATATTTACCTGACCATAAATGGGGATGGTGATAACCAAACATTGATGGCTCTTTGGACAGTTCCCGCAGGATATACAGCGTTTCTTACAAAAATGGCTTTATCCACAGGCACGTCTACTGCCACCAAAGCTCTTTTAAATGCTAGTCTTGTTGCTAGGCCATACGGAGAAGTCTTCCAGATAAAAGAAAGATTTACCCTGACAGATGGCGCACACGAACAGTTTTATACTTACCCGTTAAAGTTTACAGAAAAAACAGACTTGGAAATGAGGGCGTTTTCTTCTTCAGGGTCTGTTGACTTTAATGTGTCCGCGTCGATGGAGTTTATTTACATTCAAAATGGGAGTGACTTGTAGTGGCTACAACAAAAAATGTAAAACGGACACCTAGCGGAAAATTACAGTATCGGGGGGAAACTTTCAGTGGCTACAACAAACCCAAACGCACCCCGAATGGTCCAAAAAAATCAGCAGTTCTTGCAAAAAAGGGTAGCCAAATCAAACTGGTCAGATTTGGAGACCCCAATATGTCAATCAAAAAAGACCAACCAGCTCGCCGCAAGTCTTTTAGAGCTCGTCACAACTGTGCTACCGCCAAAGACAAGTTCAGTGCTCGCTACTGGTCTTGTAAGGCATGGTGAAAGGGTGTATTTCGTGGCCGATAAAAGTGTGCATGAGCTAGAAATTGAATTTACGGAGTGGAAAACGCAACAAAAGCATATTGTAAAGCGTGTTGATGAACTTCATGCGGATATGACCGATGTTAAAAAGGCGGTATTCCAAGCTAAATGGATGTTGGTCGGCGGGATTATATTTGCAGGTCTTATGAATAGTGACGCATTTGTAGCGTTGTTATTGAGTTTAGGTGGTAAATAATGACTATTGGCAGAAGCCAGCAGTCTAAACAAACGGAGAAAGGCATGGCAAAACGCGGTTTATATGCCAATATCAACAGGCGAAAAAAGCTAGGTATTTCTCGTTCTAAGAAAAAATCAACTATTTCTAAGGCGGCGTATGCTAATATGAAGGCAGGGTTTCCGAAGAAAAAGAAGAAAAAGAAAGCATGAGGTAAAGCATGGCTACTTCAGGCAGTACCAATTTTGAACTAGATGTAGCGGATTACATTGAAGAGGCTTATGAGCGGTGTGGCTTGGAAGTCCGGACTGGTTACGACCTGAAAACAGCCAAACGCTCCCTCAACCTTTTGTTTGCGGATTGGGCTAACCGAGGTTTGAACCGCTGGACGATCCAACAGAGCACGGTAAGTCTAGTTCAGGGTACTAACCAATATAATTTGCCTAATGACACTGTAGACGCTCTCAGCGCGGTTTTACGGAGTAATGCTGGCCTCAGCACCCAATCTGATATACAAGTAGAGCGGGTTAGCCGCGATGAATTCTTAAATATCCCTAACAAATTAAATGAAGCACGGCCTGTGCAGTGGTATATAGACCGTTCTATTACGCCTGTGCTGAATGTTTGGCCTACCCCAGACCAAGCATATACTTTTGTTTATGATAGGCTTACCCGCATTGAAGATGCGGATGATTATGAAAACACAATGGAAGTGCCGTTCCGGTTCTATCCTTGCTTGGCGGCGGGTCTGGCTTACTACCTGTCTATTAAAAAAGCACCTGAAAGAGCTCAGCTTTTGAAGGCTTCGTATGAAGAAGAGTTTGCTCGTGCCGCTTATGAAGATGTAGACAGGGCAAACCTGTCGCTAACACCTCGCAGGGATTATTATGGGTTTAGATAATGGCATATGCAGTAGGTTCATACGCTAATGCTCTATGCGACAGATGTGGGTTTCAATACCCTTATCGCAGTCTGCAGACTGAGTGGAATGGCCTGAAAGTATGCCCAGAGTGCTTTGAGTATAAACACCCACAGCTAGAACCTAACATCCCCCCTGCTGACCCAGAGGCTTTATTTCAGCCTCGTATTGATCGTACAGAACCCGCTACTGCGAGACTTTTAACTCCCAACCCCTTTCTATCTGGAGGAATTGGTAGTAATGTAATCACAGTAAACGAGCGGAGTCATGGGAGAGCGACAAGTGATGTTGTTCGATTCAGAGATGTGGAAGGGTTTGATGGGTTTTCTAAAGCGGTGCTTGAAAACGCTTCAGGCTACACTATTACGGTTACTGGAACTGATACATACACTTTTACGGCGAGTAGCGGAACAGCTACAGTCGGCAGTGTTAAAGGTGGCGGCGAAAACTCGTCAGCTGGTCCAGTCACTTTATCGCCATAGGGGTGACTAATGACTTTTTCGTATAGCCAACTCAGCCAAGCGGTTCAGGACTTTACTGAAAATTACGAAACTTCTTTTGTAAATAATATGCCTTTGTTTGTACGCGGGGCAGAAGACCGTATTTTTACGCTGGTTGATCTTGAGCTGTTTCGCAAAAATGCTACTTCCCAGCTTACTATAGGCAACCCTTATTTGTCTGTGCCAACTGATTATATGTCGCCGTTTTCTTTGCAGATTACGACGCCAAATTATAAAGAGTTCCTATTGTTGAAAGATGTAAACTATTTGCAAGAGTTCAACAATACGGTGACAGGTAATGCAACTCCGCGTTTTTACGGCATATTTGATGTAGATAATTTTATTTTATCGCCTACACCAGATATAGCTTACAATGTAGAGCTTCATTACTATTATCGCCCCGAAAGCATAACAAACATCCCTGTTGTAGTTACTCTAAATAATTTGACAGGGACATTTGTGGTCGGGGAATCTATCACAGGCAATATTAGCGGTGCTTCGGCAACGCTGGCTGTTGTCGGTGCGGCGCAAGTTGAATACACGCCTACAACACTATCTGGGGCATTTTCCGTCGGGGAAACGGTTACAGGTGGTACGAGTGGTGCAACTGGCGTAGTGGTAGCTGTCGTTTCTAATGCGGCTACATCATGGCTCGGCGAAAATGCCCCGAACGCTCTTCTTTACGGTTCTCTCGTTGAAGCATATACTTACATGAAAGGCGAACAAGATATGATGGCCTTGTATGAACAACGCTTTATACAGGAAATGACTCGCCTTAAAGATTTAGCAGAGGCTCGGGAAAATAGCGACGCATATCGTCGAGGTTTACCAGATAAGCCAAGAAGTTAGGAGTAAAAAACATGGCTACATCTAATGCGGCAACAACCTATCTAGAACGACATATTCTAGATTATTTGTTCAAAAATGATTCCCTGTCGTTTGCTACTCTAGGGAATAGTATTTATGTTGGTTTGGCAACAGGTGTGACACACGCAGAAAGTGGTTCGCTTTCTGAGGTGAATATCACAACTGAAGATGCCAATTATGATCGGCAACAGGTTAGTGCTTCTGGTTGGAAGCAATCTGTAACCACGTTGGCTGGAAACCATACTAACTCACAAACTGAATTTTACCTTGCTGATGCAGAAGCTTTTCCGTCATCTGGTACAATCCAAGTTAATGATGAGTTGATTACCTACACAGGTAAGGATGGCACGGCTACCGCAGATGCTAATGGTGCAGTTACTTCTTCTACTAGCCTTGCTGTAGATGGTAATAGCGGGACTATTACGGTCGGTATGATTGTGACAGGCACAGGTATCAGTGGCACAGTAAAAGTGGCAACTGTAACTAGCCAGACAGCTTTGGTATTGGATACTGCAATCACTATTGCAGATGATACTGCGCTGACTTTTGATGGCACGAATACGCTAACAGGCTGTACTCGCGGAACATCAAGCACTACAGCAACCACGCATAGCAATGGAGATACGGTTATTTCAGACCAGCAACAGGTCGTAAACGATAACAATATTGAGTTTGCGGCTTCTAGCGGTATTGCTACTTACACTGTATCCCATGCCTTTATTGCTGACAAAAACCGTGCATCTGCACTTGTAGATGGTGCAGTTACATCTTCTACAAATGTGACAGTAGATAACAATGCTGGCACAATCGTCGTAGGACAGCGAGTGAGAGGCACTGGCATTACTGGTGAGGTAAAGGTAGCTACCGTGACTAGCCAGACTGCTATCGTCCTAGATACGGCAGTAACTCTAGCAGATAACGCGGCTCTAACATTTGATGGTAACATCTTGTTTGTAGGTGCGTTAGATGCAAGTAAAACTCTTGCGGTAGGTGATATCTTCCGCATCAATGCTGGTAATCTATCTATTGAGTTGAAGTAATGGCCTTAGTTCTCAGAGACCGCATAAAGGAAACTACGACAACCACTGGCACAGGGGCTTATACTCTGGCAGGGGCGTTGGGTGGCTTTGAAGCGTTCTCTGAGATCGGGGATGGTAATACTACTTATTACGCTTGCTCAGATGGTGCTGATTTTGAAATAGGGTTAGGGACATACACTTTGTCTGGTACTACACTAGCCCGAACCAAAACGATACAAAGTACCAACACCAGCACAGCAACCGCCTCTGTAAATGGGGCGGTTACTTCTTCTACAAATGTAGCTGTAGATGGTAATAGTGGCACGATACAGGTCGGCCACAGAGTTACAGGCACAGGCATAACTGGCATTGTTAATGTCGCTACTGTAACTAGCCAAACAGCTATTGTTTTGGACACTAGCGTCACATTAGCAGATAATGCGGTGCTTACTTTTGCAGAAGCCCCTGTTAATTGGTCGGCTGGCACACGCACAATATTTTGCACCTTGCCAGCTGAGCAGATTATTTTCAATGATACCAGTGATAATATACAGGGGTTTACGGAACAAGATCCAAACGCTTTGGCGTTTGCAATAGCATTGGGGTAACAGATGGCAAACTCATTTAAGACACTTACAGATACTGCGGTGGGAACGAGTCCGGCTACCATCTATACTTGCCCCGCTTCAACAGAAACAACAATCATCGGCCTTAACGTGGCTAACATTCTGACGGTATCCATTACGGTAGATGTGCAGTTGGAAAACAACGATGGCGACAATGTCTATATCGTGAAAGACGCGATTGTGCCAGTCGGCTCAAGTTTGGTGGCCTGTGGCGGTGACCAGAAGATTGTGATGAACGCATCTGATGTTTTGAAAGTGACAGCAAGTCAGGCATCAGCGGCTGATGTGACTATGTCTATTCTGGAGATTAGCTAATGGCGCTAGGTAAGGTTGGCCCAAACCAGCTTAATTTAGGTACAGGCTCACTAAATCTTTCTGTTGGGACGACCGCCCAAAGACCGTCTTCCCCAGTTACGGGAATGATGAGATACAATACTACCTTGGGCGTTGTCGAGGTATATGATGGAACGGATTGGGTTGCCGTGGGCGACCAGACAAATGACGTTTCTATCGAATATCTAGTGGTCGCTGGTGGCGGTGGCGGTGGAGCTTCAGGTTCTGGGTCAGGCGGCGGTGCTGGTGGTGGCGGTGCTGGTGGCCTTGTAACGGACACTGTCGCTATAACAGCTGGTAAAGTCATAACCCTTACTGTGGGGACTGGTGGTGCTGGCGGCACAGGAAACACTGGCGGGGGAACTAACGGCAACGACAGCACTATTACTGGAAGTGGGGTTGTTACCGTTACTGCCACTGGTGGCGGTGGTGGTGCTGGTGGTGCCACAACTGGCTCTGATGGGAATGAGGCACAAGACGGTGGCTCTGGTGGTGGTAGTGCTAGAGGAAGAACTCCCGCTGGTTCTGGTACGGCTGGTCAGGGTAATGACGGCGGTACGTCTAACTACGCTTCTCCCAACTATCCCGGCGGTGGGGGCGGGGGCGCTGGAGCAGTGGGCGCTAACGCAACAACTTCTGCGGGCGGTAATGGCGGCGCAGGACAGTCATCTTCAATCACAGGCTCTGCTGTAACATACGCTGGCGGTGGTGGTGGTGGAACATATAACGGCGGCACAGTCGGAACAGGTGGTTCTGGCGGTGGCGGTAATGCTGGCGCGGCTAGTGGCGGCGCGGGCAATGCGGGTACAGATGGCCTTGGTGGCGGTGGCGGTGGTGGCTCTATGCCAAACGCTCCTACTAGCTATAGTGGTGGCGATGGTGGCGATGGAGTTATCATATTGAAAATTCCTACATCTAAATACACAGGAACAACTACAGGCTCCCCTACCATTACAACGGTAGGAAGTTACAAAATTCTTAAATATACAAGCACTGGCACATATACGGTTTAGGACAAAAAATGGCATACATAGGCGATAAACCATCACAGACGTTAGCCAGCCCCACCAGCCAGTATTTCAATGGCGATGGGTCAACGGTAGCGTTTACGCTGAACCGTGCTGTGAATGTTGCCGAAGACCTTGAGGTGTTTGTTAATAACATCCAGCAAGAACCTGGAGTTGGTAAGTCATACACCGCGACTGGCACAACCCTAACATTTGATGCCGCGCCTTCGGCTGGCACAGCTAATGTATATGTGGTTTATCGTGGGTTGGCAGAGGTCACAACACGGCTGGAACATGACCCTAATGCCGCGCTTGCCGCTACGACAGGCACATTTAGTGGCGACCTTACCGTTGACACCGACACTCTTTACGTTGACAGCACCAACAATAGTGTTGGAATTGGCACAACATCCCCCAGCACATCACACAGGCTGACACTCGATAAGTCGTCAAACTATGGTGGCATAGCGCTTTTTCAAAGTGGAAGTCAAGTTGGTCAGATTATCCAAGAGGGTGCAACTGGAAATATTTATATTGACGCAGACAGTAATAGTTTAGGCGGGGGTTTAATTTTTAGAACCGATGGCGGCACTACACGAATGGCTGTAGACGGGTCAGGTCGTATCACGATGCCGTATCAACCAGCGTTTTATGCGTGGGGAAGTGGCAATCAAAGTTGGTCTGGCACTTCGGCTTATCAAACACTTCAGCTCACCAATCAAGTATCGCTTGGTAGTCGTAATACTGGGTTTAATACTACCACATATACTTTTACCGCCCCGATTGCTGGTTCATACGCGTTTTTTGCTCGTATGACTCAAACAGGAACTGGAACAGGTCCAGCTATGACTTTATATAAAAACGGCGTAGGGCAAAACAACGAAATGACTATTGGTTATGGTTTGGCGTATATGACCGCCACTGGTTTTCAGTTTTTACAACTTGCCGCGAATGATACGGTTAATGTGCAAGTGATTAATTATAATAACACAAGTTTTACCTTAGATTTAGGTCGGTGTGCGTTCATGGGATGGCTTTTAGGCTAAACAGGAGTAAATAAAATGCCAAATATCACAATCGAATTAACAGACACTGAACTCAAGTGTATGGAATATGCGGCACTCAGCCCTCAAGACTGGGCTGATAATGCTGTAACAAACCGTGCCAGAATTGCTGGCGATGAAATCGTGGCGACTTTGGTAGCCCATTGCAACGCTAATGAAATTGCTATTGCAACTGGCAAGGATGCCCAGATTGCACAGGCTTTTGAGTTGGGTGTTGTAAGGACTGCGGCAGAAGCGCAAGCCGAAGCGGAAGCAGATTTGTCGGAGTAATCTAGATGCCGATTAGCACTGTTAATAATGCCAGTTTCGCTGATACCGCCGTACATGGTCGGCGGAACCTTATTATCAATGGTGCGATGCAAGTGGCACAGCGGGGGACGTCATTTGCAAACCCTGCTGATGGTACTTACTCATTAGACAGGATGCTCATTTTTAATGGTAACGATGGTGCTACTACTATTACACAAGACACCACTGTTCCAAGTGGCGAGGGTTTTACCCAAAGCATGAAATTTGATTGTACCACTATTGATGGAACTATTGCTGCTGGTCAATATTTAACACTCTCTCACAAGATAGAGGGGTACAACCATGCTGTTTTAGGATATGGCACGTCAGGTGCAAAATCTATCACAATATCTTTTTACGCCAAGTCTAATTTAACAGGTACATTTTGTTATTCTGTCAGGAACAATGACGTCGACAGGGCATACATAAAAGAGTTTAGTTTAACTTCCGCAGATGTATGGGAAAGAGTATCATTTACGATTCCGGGTGATACAAGCGGCACTTGGTTGACCACTAATGGAACTGGGTCAATTCATCAAATTACTTTATCAATTGGAAGCACTTACCAAGGAACCGCAAATCAATGGAACTCAAGCAATGTTGTGGCAACTTCTAACCAAGTTAATTTCTTGTCGAGTACAGATAACGAGTTTTTTGTAACAGGCTGGCAAGTTGAACTCGGCTCTCAGGCCACGCCGTTTGAACACCGTAGCTTTGGTGAAGAGCTTGCGCTCTGTCAGAGGTATTATGAGCTTTTATACACTATGGACGGTTGCCATGCGGGAACTTTTGGTGGGTGGTCGCATGAAAATAGGCAATGTGTCCCGCATTATAAAGTCAGAAAAAGAGCCGTTCCTACGATAACTTTCGTTAATTACAGCACTAATATATCAGGCACTCCGTGGGTAACAAGAGACTTTCAAACTGTGGCTACACAGGACTGTTTTAAGTTTAACTCAAGATTTTTTGCTACGAACGAGTATATCTATATAGACCGACCAGAGGGGTCGGTTACTGCGGATGCGGAGTTGTAATTATGGATGAAATGACAATTACTATGGCTAAATACACCCGCGATGCAGACACTAATGAGGTTTTAAGCCTTGTCGCAACTATTGACGACCAACCCATTATAGTCCCCCTTGACCCAGCCAACCGCCACTACGCAGAAATTATGCGCCAAGTTGAGGCGGGTGAATTAACAATACAGGAAGCCGACTAATGGCATATATAGGAATAGACCCAAATGTAGGCGACATCACATTCCAGCAGTTCACTGGTGATGGGAGTACGACCGCATTTACACTGGCACAGTATGTAGCCA